ACGTGTGTCACATGATAATTAGTGAAAATTAAGTGAATAATTAAAGTCTTTTAAGTTTTCTTTAACATTAACCAGCGCAGCCAACAACAGAGAAAATTCCATTCCTTGTGCCTCTGATACCAAAAAAGATTTACGCTCTTTTACAAAAAATTCAGCGTCATCCATTTCGTCTAAAAGTTCTTCAAGTTTACCGAGAAGAGCGTGATATTCACATAACAATGTTTCGATATTTAAAGGGAGAGAGCGCTTTGGTGACTCAAATAAAAGATTAGTAGTTATTTTTCTATCATTTTCTATTTTTGTGATATATTTCCACCAAAAGTCTTCTTTGACTTCATAAACTATAGTTTTTTTCGTCGCCACGTAGAATAGTTTACCTTTTGACCTTCGCCCCAGAAATATTTACTTTTACGACGCTCTGTAACCAAAAGCGCTTGAATGATTTGTTTCCCATCTTTTGTTTTCATCTTAAAACTATGCGGTTCTCCTCGAAATTTTCCATAAAGCGGCTGGCGTCTTCGTTTTTTGCCGTATTTACTTTTAGGAGGAAAATTTAAGTGCTCGATGCACCCCCTTACTAAGCTCTCTTCTGTATATCCTTGTGATAAATATAAACTGTGGTTTATTTCAATATTAACAGCGATTACCCAACATTTTTTGCCGTATCCTTTGATCTGGAAAAAATTAGATAAGTATTGCCCATGCTTATATTTTGTTTGATCGCTTTGTAATGAACTATTTTGTTTTATTTGTGCCAGCGTGCATGGAATCATTTTTTTCTATTTCCTTTAAGTGTTTTTTTAAATCTGTGTATCCACCAATTAATTCTGTGGTTCCGTTTGAGTGTACTTCAAAAACAATGGGCACAGTTTCCCAATTAAACTGTTTTTTTGCTTCTTTTAAAACCTTTGGATGATTATCGCATGTGAATACTGTGTAAGAAATAGCCTTTTTATTTAAAAGTTCTGTGGCCTTCTGACACCATTCACAACTATTTTTCACCCACAAAACATAGCTAACCATGTAAGAGTTCACGATTTCCTCCTTGTAGTTTACCTTCTATAAGAGAAGGTGGGCCTACAACTACAATTTCTAAACCAGTTTGACCTTTATTTATTATCACTCGTGTGAACTTTTGTCTTTCATCTAGGTTCGAAGGTAAAAGTCCTTCTTTTAATTTTTGTTTAAAATTCACATCTTCTCTCAAAGACACTACATGTTTAGGATTAACATAAACTTCACGTAGAGTAAACTTTTGTCCTGCATTTTTATTAGCTCGTGACAGTTCACAAACTTCAACTAATTGAATCATCTTTCCTCCTGATAGGGCAAAATGTCGTTCTTATTAATATACATTTTTTCGCCATTATACAAAACTGGAAACCAGTCGTTGTTGCTTTTATTTTCAAGTAAAAGAACGTTTGTAGGTTTCTCTAAATTATGGTATTTGACAGGAGAAGGTCCTATATCTGTTTTTTCAGGGTCTAAAGGGCCTATTGTCTCATCAAACTCCATTAAAGTTATGTCGGCGGGGATGTACAGTAAATCACCCACTTTCAATTTTATCATTAGTTGCCCCCTCTAAATTTTCTTTTTCTTGAAGTTGTAATAATGTTTGCTCGTATCCCATTAAGATATTGTAAGCATCCCCCAAAGAATGATCTGTCCTGGTCATAAGTTTTCTACACTTGTCTATGAGTTGTACTGCTTTTTTTTCGTTTTCTTCTTCGAGGGCTGGGTTGATTTTTTGATATTCTTTAAATAAAATTTCTAAGTTTTTAGTGGCCTCGGCCAATATTTTTCTTGTCAAATCAGGTATCTCGTCTAGTTCTACCGAATAAGTGATGTTTACACGCATTTGTGCCTCCTATACTAAGTATAACATATTTTTTAATTTGATGTCAAGATAAAAACGTTTTAAAAACAACTGCGCCGCCGAGTCCCAAAACCGTCGTGATAATTATCCAGATCAGGCGAGTGGAGGTTTCTTTCCAGGATTCAAGCTCTCTGAGCCTAGCATATAATCCTTCGTCGGGGTTATAAACGGCCTCTTTAATCTTGGCGATGTCTTGGGCCATCTCGTCCTGTTTATCAGTGACGGTTTCTAATTTTTGCATAATTTGATCAAACTTTCCATTCATTTCGGCAAAAGCTACAGCATCACTTTCCATAGTGGGAGCCTCCTACAGCAATAAATAGTTTTACTGCTCTATAATCGCACAGTTTGTTGTGATTAAAGTTGAAGAAACTGATGCTGCGTTCTGTAATGCACATCTTGTAACTTTTACTGGGTCTATAATTCCCTTTTCCACCAGGTCAATCAGTTTGTTCTCTATGAAATCGAACCCGGTTGTTCCTTTTTTATTCTTTACTTTTGAAATAATTATATCTGCTGATTCCCCCGCGTTTAATGACATTTGAATGAGCGGTGCTTTGATGGCTTCCAAAATAATTTGGACCCCTAACCTTTGGTCATCATTTATAGTTTTAACTTTAAGATTTTGGCCGGCTCTTAAAAGCGCAACCCCTCCGCCGGGAACAATTCCTTCTAATTGTGCTGACTTGACTGCTTCTAAAGCGTCTTCAACTCGATGTTTTTTCTCTACCATTTCTATTTCAGTGGCTGCGCCAACGCGAATAATTGCAATCCCACTGGCTAATCTTGTTATTCGCTCTTGGATTCTTTCGCATTCATGTAAACTTTCTGTTTGGGAAAGTTCTGCTTTCAATAAATCAATTTGTCTTTCTACTTCAGATAAATCGCCATCTCCGCCTACTATTGTTGTAAAAATCTTTGAGCATTCAAAAGTTTTTGCTTTCCCAAAATGAGTCAATTTTACATCCCGAAGTCTTAAATTGTTTTGGCGCGTAATGAATGTCGCTCCCACTGATAATGCTAAATCTTTGAGGATGTTGCGTCTTTCTTCTCCATAACGCGGAGCTTTAACTGCGACCACTCTAAGAGTGCCGCGCATTGCATTCATAATTAAAGCGGCCAATGCTTGGCCTTCAATATTTTCTGCAACAATAACAAATGGTCTATTTTCTCGTGCGGCAATTTCTAATGCTGGCATCATATCTTCGACGTTTTCTACTTTTTCGTCTGTTATCAAAAATAAAGCGTCATCATATTTTACAACCCCTCGTTTTTCATCTGTGATAAATGCAGTAGCTAAGTACCCAGAATCAAAACGAAAACCTTCCGCTATGTCAAGGCTTGTTTCTAATGAGCGAGCCTCTTCTACTGTGATGGCTCCATCTTTTCCGGCCAAATCTACTGCTTTTGCAATCAAATTACCAATAACTTCATCATTATTAGCTGAAATTTTTGCAATGTGGGCTATGTCATCGACAGACATGATAGGGGTCGCCATTTCTTTGAGCTTTGTTACGATGGCGGCGACTGCTTTGTCCATTCCTCTTTTTAATTCAATTGGAGCCGAGCCAGCCATTAAATATTTTTGTGCTTCTTGGAGAATTGCTCTTGCTAAAACAACAGAAGTTGTTGTGCCGTCGCCTGCTTCTGCATTTGTTTGGGCTGCCGCTTGTTTTATAATTTGAGCGCCTACATTTTCAAAGGGGTCTTCAAGTTCAACAAATTGTGCGACAGTGACGCCATCTTTGGTAATTACAGGATTTTGTTCGGGATGGTGTAGAATAACATTTCTGCCTCTTGGCCCCAAAGTAGAAGCGACATTGTCGGCTAGAAGATTTACTCCTTTTAGAATTTTTTGTTGTAAATTGGTGCCTGATTCGTATCGACGTGACATTAATCCTCCGTTGTTTAAATATAATGTATTATATATGAATTGTCAAGTTATTTTTCAATTTTTTCCACAGCATCTTCAGTGGCAGTTTTTAAATCTTTTGCATTTTGAATCGCATCCATCGCATATTGTTTGCGGCCTTCGGCGACTCCTTCTTCTTCAGTTACTCCTAGAAAATAATTATTAACATTTTGTGAGAATTCTTGAAGTTGTTTATAAACTGGAAACATTGTTTCTCGTAATAAATCTGCATACATCGCCCAAGCTTTTTTCATATGATCTTCGCCAATCATTAAGGTGCCGATTCGCTCAAAATTTCCAATAGATTCAGCCTGGGCTCTTGTAAACAAAAATTGCTGGGGCTTACTTCCTGCTATTTCTCCGTATCCCGGCGTCATTTTTAATGATTTAATTATTTCATTTTTATCGTTCGCTTCGATATGACGCTGTAAAATTTGTACTGTTGCATAGGAGCCGAAAAGCTTTTCGGCCATCGTTCCTTCAAATTTGCTTTCGGCATATCTGATCGTAAAAGGCGCAAATTCCTGCATGGTTTCGAGATCTGTGTCGATTATTTGTTGGACTAAGGCGCGTAATTCTGTGTTTCCTAATCCGGTTGCTTCTTTTATAACGTCAGGCTCTAGGCCAGGGGCGAAAACAAAAGAACGCACCGCGGGATGCGCTGCAAAAAAACCTTTTTTATTAAATGAAATTTCTTTTATAGCAAGACCGCTGTCAGTAAGTTGAAGAACTAATTGTTGAAATTCTGCTGTCTGTTCTTTCTCATATCTTTCTTTTTCTTTTTTATAAACTGTTTTTAAAAACGGCGCAACGAACACATCTAGAAAGCCTTCCAAAGTAATTGTAAATTCTCCAAATTCAAGCCCTTGATTTACTCCAATGCGTCGGGCATCTAAATAAATAACATGGGGATATTTTTCAAAGTGTTTTACCATATTTCTAAAAGAGCCTTTAACATCAGTTCCTTCTCCAAGTAGTTTTAAAGAATAATGCTTGTCATTAAGAACCACATCGGTAATAGGCTTGCCGTGAATATCTCCTGCGTCTTCTCCTGGTATATCTTCGGGGCCTGTAATCTGAACTGATTGGCCTCCAAAGAGGCCTGCTAAAAATCCTTCAAAGATGAAGCCGCCAGCAGATTCAGTGAAATGAGAAATAATGGTATATAAAATTTCACATACAACCATGGTTGCTAATATTTCACCAACAGTAGCGTTTTCTTTTTTTTCGGCTATCACGCTATTAATAGCAGCTAGCTTTGCTCGTAAATCACCTCCAGGCGCAATATTTCTAGCAAAATTTTCTATTAATTGGCGATCTTGTGTATCTGGTTTACCAAAATTCTCTGTTATTCGGGGCCGAGGGAACCACGCCTCAAAAGTGGCATCGTCAGTTTGTGGGCCACCAGGCAACGCATCTTCAAAAAGCTTCATTTGTTCTTCTATTAGTTGAAACAAGCTGTTAGCTTTAAAATTGCTTGAATTATAATAATTTTTTACTAATTTATTTATATCAACCATCGTTATAATTAGTTTTCTTTGCCTTAATCTTCTTTATAAATCTGCGTCTTTTCAAAACAAGCATTTTGTAAGTGATGTCATCACAAATCCCGTCTCTTTTTAAATGATATTTTTTCTGAAACTTTTCAATTCTTTCTGTTAAATGATTATCAAATTTAGTGGCACCAAACCATTCAGGCTTCCAGCCTAATTTTTTCGCATTTTTCTTATTGCGCCACCTTATGTACCAACTCCTGAACATTTTTCATACTATAATATCTGCGATCCCATATTCCACGGCTTCTTTCGCATCTAAATAAACATTTACTTTTCTGTCTAGTAGTTTTTTTAGATGCCTCTTTGTCATGTCTGTTTCTTGTACAAGCGCATCAATATGCTGTTCTTGAATCCAACGCATTTCTTCCATCTCATTCTCAAGATTATGGAGTGCGCCCCACTGGTCTCCCCTGATGCTGTGTAGCATTATTCGACAATTTTTACCAATACTTCTCTGCCCTTTTGTCCCTGCTGCCAAAAGTAAAACGCCAGCAGACATTACTTTTCCAAGGCCATATGTTTTTATGTCGCAATCCTCTCTTACCATTCGCATCGTATCATAAATAGCAAACATCCCGCGGGCATCGCCTCCCCATGTTGAGATATAAAAATCAATGGGTTTATATATGGTTTTTTTAATCGGAGAATTGGGATCTTCTGGGTCTTCATATATCTCCTCTTTTCCATAATCTTTGAGAGCAATGAAAGATTGAGCTATTTCAGCAGTCAGTTCTTCATCTAAATTACCAAATAGGCCTATCATACGAATTTTGGAGGCCTCTTTTGGAGCATCTAAAAAAATTAAAGATGTGAGGTCTTCTTTTGAATCTTTTTTAGTTTCTTTGTCTTTTTTTGCCATAAGTTTTATTCCATTTCCACTGCGCTTATTAGCGCGCTTGATTCTTTTTCATCTAATAAAATATCGGATACGTTAATTGTACCATTTTTCCATTCAAGATTAATCTTTTTTTGCAAAAACATTCGTATGGCAAGCATACTTTGTTCAATTTCTTTTTTGTCTAAGACTTTATCAGCCGAATTTTCTCTGATCCAATTTACAAACGAATTAGCTTGAAAAATGCGTTCTGCCATATAAAGATTACTTTCTTGTGTGAGAGCCCCCTCATCAATAAACCATTTTATTAATTTATTGTTTTCTTTCTTCTTCATGGATGCGCTTTTTCCTATAAACCTCGCTTAAAAGGGTCATCCCTTCTTGCCAGTTGTCAAAAGACAGCTTAATATAATTAGGTACAGAATTGTGAATGTTTATAATACATGACTTTTTCCACTCTTCAAAGAATTCTTCGTCACGCATCCGAGCTTTTTTAATTTGATTTGGGTCCACTTTAGTTTCTTTCATTGCTTTATATTTAAGGGCTTTAATATAGGCAATGTCTTCTAGAGCGGTGCCTAGAAATGTTAAAATATTAATTTGGAGTTGTTGTATTACATGAGTTTTTTGTGCCAATCTAAGGAACGCTAAAAGAAACTTATAAGTAAGCGCCCCTCCTACAAACCATAAAAATTCATACATTTAGACCTCAACGACGGGGACGTTTAAGGCGAGCGGCGACGCGCTGTGCTAGCACCCCGGCCATTTTATCTGCGCGCTTTTCTTTGAGCAAGCGATTAATCACGCGATGATAAACTTCGTTTAATGCGGCATCTTCGTCGATGTAATCAATTTCTTCAAGGCTCGTTCGGCGGCCCTGCTGCTCCTTGGCGAATTTCTTGCATTCTTTGCAATCCCACTCATCATATGCCTCATGGGTGGCATCACATTTATTTTGGCACGACCGGGTGCCGTATACGTCTTCGACGGGCTTTGACGGCTTGGGGCGCTCCTGCATCAATCGCCGTTTACGCTTACGTCGTCGTTTGCTCTCTTGAAGTTTTTCCGCGGACCCCGCTTTGCACATCGGGTTGTTGGGGTTCTTCGCACACTCCACGTGCCATTCATTGCAACTGGCCGGATCAGCCTCGCATTCCTGCGCTGCGCGGGAATTTGGATGGTAACTCTTTCCTCCCTCGTAGACGGGGATGTGTGGACCGGGGCGAGGTTCTCCTTCTTGAAGTGGCTCTTCTTCGTCGCCGCCAAATGGGTCGCCGGCGCCTCCTTCGGGCCCTTCGAGTTCTTCTTCGGGCTCTTCGAGTTCTTCGTCTTCGGGCCCAAACTCAGGTTCAAGCTCCGCTGGTTCTTCTTCGGATACTTCAACGTCTACACCAAAGTCAGAAGCTACGTCTGCAATTGCATCTACCATCGCACGAACGGCATCTTCTACTTCTTCATCGACCTCTTCTCCTGCTTCTGGTTCTTCTTCTACGTCCATTTCCATGTCCATGTCTTCTGCTGCTTCAAGACCGCCAAGGTCAGCTTCAGCACCCGCTAATTCGTCTTCGGGTCCAGCCGCTTCGGGAGGCGCAGGCTGCTCTGTCAAAATATTGCTTGCCAGCACTTCATTGCCAGCCAGTTTCATGAAACGACGGACAGTGCCTTCTTCTAATAAGCTTCTTTTACTCATTACTTTTCTCCTTAGTGTAGTCGTTTGCCAGCATTCCTGGCTCTACTCTTAATAAATAGTTAGAAGTATCTTAAATGTCTCTTTTTTTGTAACTTTTGTAACGCTTTGTCTTGTATTTGCTTAATACGCACAATGCTCAGGTCTAATCGTTTCGCAATTTCCGCCAATGTCATGTTCCCGTTGCGCGCGATGGCTACGTTGCTGCAATTAAAATCTTTTTTATAATCAATCCATGCGCGGCAGTTTTTTTCTGCACATGATTTTTTATTATCTACACACTTTCTTGTACACTCTCTCATAACTCTGGGTGCTCCTTTTCTAATATGTCAAATATATCTTCTATCTCCGCTTCGTCTAGGGCAAAGTGGCGAATGGTATGTTCTTGTTCTTGTTGGGCTTTTTTCGCTTTGTTGCGCCGCACGTGCGATACCCCTTTGGCTTCTTTTGTTTCGTCTATAAACGCCAAAATGTTTTCATTTTTATTTATATAAGCTGTCACTACCTTGTTAAAAAATTCTTTAATTTTAATTTCATCATAATGCAAACGAATTTTTAAATCCGCGTGAAGTTTTGCGGTGCTCTCAAAACATATTTGTTTTTTATTTTCACCGTAGTCAGACATTTATTGTTTCCCTAAAATGTGGGTAGAGCTTTCAATTAAGCTGGCTCTTGTTTGGCGAATAAATTTTGCCTTCGCTTGTAATTCAAGGATTGTGCGCGCGCCTGAATATGATAGGCCGGATGTAATCCCGTTTTTTAAATCTTCTAGTATCTCTTCCACTCGCCCCTTATAGGGGATCAACGTGGAAACACCTTCGTTGGAAGAGAACTTGCCGCGCCAGTCTAGCTGCGCCTCTTTGCTCGCCATCCCTCGGTATTCTTTTTGTACCCCTTTTAAGGTAACTATCTTCTCTCCAGGTGACTCATCGGTTCCGGCCAACATCGAACCAAGCATCACAAAGTCTGCTCCAGCAGCGAAAGCTTTTACGATGTCGCCGCTCGTTCGTATGCCGCCGTCTGCAATGATTCTAGTGGAGCGATCTGTTTTAGCACAATCAAATAAAGTTTGAAGGCCCGGCATTCCATGGCCGGTTTGAATTCTAGTGGAGCAAATTGATCCACCTCCTATATTGCATCGTATACTATCTGCTCCCCAGTCCGCCAAATCGTTGAAAGCCTGAAGGGTTGCAACATTTCCAGCCATAATATGTACACTATTATTTAGCAAGTCTTTAATAGATTTAATGGCGCGTTCCATTAATTTGTGATGACCGTGAGCTACATCCACACACAAAACTCTTGCGCCGGTGTGTGCCAAGCGAGAGGCTCTCTTTAAATAATCTCCCGTCACACCTACCGCAGCCCCAATGACTTCAAAATTCTCCCACGCATCTTTAACTATCTTACATTGCTCTTCAATCGAATTATAACGATGAATAATTCCTAACCCTCCCGCGGTGGCCATTGCTATTGCCATCTTAGGCCCAGTTACAGTATCCATTGGAGAAGATATAATGGGGAGATCTAATTTTATTTTGGGGCTGTCTCCTAAAGAATTTCCAATATAGATCTCTTTACGGCTTTCTATGTCTGAATATTGAGGCGTTAACAAAACATCATCATATGTAAGGGCTTCTTTAAGTTTCTCCATCAATAATCTCCCAATTCTCTTTTATTAATTTTAACGGCACCGTAGATGTGCGGCCATCGCCAGCGAACAAGACAGTTGCCCACGACCGGTCGTACCCGGGATCGCGAACGTCTTTGTCTACCACGACACTTATAACAAGAGCCGTTGAATCGTTTCTTCTGTGTTTTATCAAGTCACCGGCTTGCATTCTTTTCCAGGTCTTCAATCATTTTATCGAGGTACCACCGCGCCTTTTTTAAGTCTTGGAGGGCTTTGCCCTTGTACTTGTGGCGGGAGACGTATTTAATGACGTTGCCCTCGGCATACTCCATTCGCCAAGACTTTATGTATTCAAAAGTCTCAATGGCCTGTTCGCCTTTCCAGTTGATATTGTAGTGCGTTGGGTGATTAACGTTGTCGCTCATTCTTTCTCTTTCGTTTGGTTCAGTACGGATTCCCTGCAAGATATAATATAGTACTGATAATTATTACGCTTATTATGAAGGCAGTAACTTCTTTTAAAAATTTCATTTTTTATTCTCCAAATGTTCTTTAAAGTTTTGAACTATTTCAATAGCCTTGTCCCAGCACCCTGGACAGTAGAGGCGAACTACCTCTTCTTCTTCCCGGACAACCACACTCCAGGTTCGTACTTGTTCTTTGTTCATTTTATCAAATCTTTTTTCGCACGTTAAGCACTTATCGCCAAGCTCTCCGAACAAAGTAATTTTGGTTGCGATTTCTTGTTCGCCGTCCTTTTTTGCTTGGTGCGCTTTTTTTCTTCGTAATTTTCTTTCTAATGACATTATTTATCTCCTGTTGAGCCAAAACCGCCTTGACCGCGTTTTGAGTGAGGGTTTAAAAACTGGTCGGTGTATACCTCTTCAACCCCACAGTGAATGATGGGGATTAGAACTGCTTGTGCAATCTTGTCGCCCCCGTGAATCACCTGGGTTTCTGCGCCAACGTTGTGTAAATTAACATAGACCTCGCCATTGTAGCCAGGGTCAACAACACATGCGCCCACGAGCAACTGTCTCTTAGATGCTATGCCCGATTTGTTTTTGATTTCAAGCATGTAGCCGTAAGGTATCTCTACTTTAATTCCTGTCGAAAGCAGGCGCGAGGCCTTGGGTGGGATATAAAAATCCTGAGTGTTGTACAGTTTCTTGTCGCCGTTGGGGCAGTAGTAAAAATCAATACCTGCATCGGTCTTGTGAGCCCTGGTCGGCAACTTTGCTTCGGGCCTCATTTTATAAGCTTTTATATTCATTTCTTATCCTAACATCCTAAAGTTATATTTAATGGATCGCGTGCTGAATCCCCACTCCTCATCGTAATCCAGTTTGCTCATGTAAGGGCGGTTGAGATAGATCGTGTCTCTCTCGGGGTTGACCCCCCAGCACTTGATGGAGTGCGGTGTGGATGTGTCGTCAATCACGCGCACGATCCAATATGTTTTATTATTTTTTGTTTTCTTTGGAATAACTTCTCGCGGAATAAACCACGCTACTCCTAAATCGTTGTCCCATTCGCCAAGCGGAGGAACCTTATAGTGATCTAATCTTTCTTTGGTCTCGCTGTTTAAAACCAAGTCCATTGGAAATATTCCCGTCAAAGAAACAAGATTGCTTATCTTTTCTTCTTTAGTGAACTTGCCTTCCAATTTATACATTTCAATATTTTCATTAAATTTTTTAAGATTTTTTGGTTTGTCAACAACGGCTGCAGACCAGAAATGCTTAAGCCCTGTGAATCTTTCATCAACTAAGCAGTTTAATGCGCCGCTTCGGACGAGGACGTCCAGCGCCTTCTTGTTTAGTTTACTATAAATAATATCTTCATTAAAGAGAAAGTTTTCAATTGTATTGAAGGGCCGATTATTTATAATTTGTTCAATGGCCTTTTCTCCTAGTCCCTTTAAAGAAGTTAAAGGTTGAATTAGTGTTCTGTTGTCAGCAGCTATCTCCCACACTATTCCTGATTCGTTAATATCTGTTGGCTTAACTTTAAATTTAAACTTCTTAGCTAAGTTAATCGCTTTTTCTTTGCGACTCTCTGGCTCTTTGTCTAAAAACGCTGCCATCCATTCGGAAGAATAGTAATGAAAGAGCCATGCACACTGGTAGGAAAGTATAGAATAAGAAACTGCATGAGATTTGTTAAAGCCATACCCTGAGAAGTATTCAAACTTTTTCCAAAGAGAGTCGGCTGCCTTCTCAGTCATTCCATGTTCGAGACACCCCGCAACGAATTTAACTTTGATGGCGTTCTTTTCCTTGGCAACTTCTCCCGTTCCTTTTTTGGTGAGGAGTTTGCGAAGTTTGTTTCCTTCATCAAGGCTAATGTCTTTTCCCAGTCGGTGAGCCAGCAATGCGATTTGTTCTTGAAAGATTAAGAAACCGTAAGTTTCTTTGGTTACTTCTTTCACAATATCATTTTCGTATTTTATCTTGCCGGGGTTTTCTTTGGCTTCTACATACAGCTTATCTACGTCAGCCCCCAGTGGGCCTGGGCGATAAATGGAAGTGATGGCAGCAATGTTAATTATGTTCTTTGGTTTTGCCTTCTTGCAGAACTTTTGTGCGCCCGTTTCTGTAAACTGAAAGATGCCAGCCCACTTCCCTTTGTGAAAGATTTTGCTGTACACCTCTTTCTCTTCGAGATTAATTTTATCCGGGTGGAGTTTTTCATTGTAATAGTTTTGGATGTCCTTAAACGTTGGATTCTCAACTCCGTGATGTCTCTTAAGAATGTGTCCAATTGCACATTCTATCATTTTTAAAGTCGAGAGCCCAAGAATATCAAACTTGATAAAACCCATTGGCTCTAAGTGTCGAACATTTTGACCTTCTGACCAAGGAGTTTGTGTTATTCCGCCGCTATTAATCAATGGCATATATTTATCGAGATCCTCGCCAATCACTACACCACCAGCGTGTCTAGAAACCGAACGTGTTTGTCCATATAAAACATTAATATGATTAGCAATTTGCGGATGCTTTGCTAAGAAGCTCTTAAGTGAATCTGAATATTCCATTACTTCTTCAAAGGTTGGCACGTATACTCCTGATTTTATTCCGCGGTGTTTCTTAGCGATGGGTGTTGCTTCTTTCATCATTCGGGAAGTTACAGGATTTACTTCAGTAAAAGGTACTCCATAGAACTTTGATATATCTTTGATCAAAGAACGAAGCTGCAAAGTATTAAAGTTAGAAATTGGCACTACGGTGCTCCGCCCCCATTCTTCAATTAATAATTCTTTCAGCTCCATTGGGTCTGAAACGTCATAATCAATATCTGGATAATCTTTAGTGTCTTTCCTTAGAAAGCGGGAGAACAAAAGATTATATTTAATTGGATCTACTTGTGTAATTCCTAGAGCATAGGCGACCAGCGAGCCTGCCGCAGAGCCGCGGCCAGGTCCAGTAAGTTGAATTGAGTTTGCTTTATTTACTACTGCGTTCATGGTCAGAAAGTATTTACTAAACCCCCTATCATCAATAACTTGTAATTCTTCTTGCAGCCTATCTGTATATTCTTTATTGGTGTGAAGGTCGAGGTCTCTGAGACCTTCGAAGCATAGCTGTGAGAGCGTCTGGGGGGCACTAAAACCGGCTGGTACAACAAAATCCGGTAGTCGGACTGTATTGTCCGGTAGGAACGATTCTATGCGGTTGTGAGCGATTTTATGAGTCTCGATGAGAGAAGACATGATCAATTCATCGTCGTATTCTACTCCGCATTCTTTGGAATATTTTTTATAGGATTCCCACATTTGTTGTCCGTTTTTTGGATATAGCTCGTAGCCAATCTCATCAACATTGGAAGGTAAAACATCTGAACAATAACTTGGTTTGGATGTGGTTTTCCCCAGCCAGCCCAGCCTTTTATATAATTCGCGATCTTTCCACGCGTCTGGATTTGGATAGTGACTATCGGCAGTAGAAATTAAGCCGAGACCATATTTTTCTGAGAGTTGAATAATGTACTTATTCAGCTCATGTTGTTCGGGGACGCTATTCCATTGAAGTTCCCCGTACCAACGGTCTCCGAAGATTGACATCATTTTTTCGGTAGTTTCTTCCATTGCAGTGAAAATAGCTTTCTTCCCTTTTTCTTTATTTTCCCAATAATTCCCGGCATATATGCCACCTAAACATGCGCTAGCTGCGATTACTCCTTCATTGTGTTTCCTCAACATTTTGTAATCAACTCTAGGAAAACGATAAAAGTTTTCTTTTGAATAAGATTTTGATACCATTTTAAATATGTTACTAAGGCCCGTTTGGTTTTGAGCTAAAAGGATTAAATGGCGGCGGCGATTTAAGATGCTTTTGACCGCCTTTTTGGAAGCGCCTTCATCTTCAATTGTAGTTGCTGATCTCGACCCATCCAGGCCTCTCTTTTCTTTTCTATCAGCTTTCGCTTTTTCGTATTCTTCGCGCCATTCTGAAAGGCTTGGGAGAAAATAGGCTTCCACCCCAAATATTGGTTTAAATTTCTTTCCTTCTTTTTGCATCTCTTTCGCATGAAGCACTTGATATGCCAAGCCATTCATACTACCGTGATCAGTGAGCGCAAGTGCGTCTGAACCATTTTGATAGGCGAACTCCATGTGCTCTTTGGGGTACCCCAATCCATCGAAGGGGCTTCCTATTCCGCTATGCGCGTGTAGCCCAACAAATGGTATATTACTCTTCATTATCTTCTCCAATCAAATTCCACTCATGATATCCTAACATATTATTAGGGGGTCTGTCAAGTTTATTTTCACTTCCTAAATAATTTCTTAAATTATCCCAGTTGCTGATATTATAATACCATGGAAGAGGAAGTACTTTTGCTTCTTCCATTGTAACATATGTAAATATTTTGTCAAGTTCGAAAAAGCGTGCTGACCATCTTTCTTCAATGGGAATTCTCTCTATGGCGTCGTAATCTGGGAACTGACCGCTGCCTTTTTTTCTAATAATTCTGCGGGCTTTCTTGAAATCTTTCGCATCAAAAGTAAACCCGAGATACTCATTATTTTTTATATTTTTATTTTCATAAGAAACATAAAATGGTTTTTTGCTAGATATATGCTTTCGATAAGGAATTAATAATTCAGGATTATATACCCCATACGGGAAAGCTGCATAATATTTATCTGGCACTACCCATTTACTAATTGTTTTGCTCAGCCAATAGGCTGTTAGCGCTCCGTATAATATACTCCACCCCAAGCAATCTCTTTTATCTTTATCGCGCGGGTGAATGGGTACATAGTAAATTGGAATTATTCGTTCATGTTCTGTGGGAAATGTTTTTCTTGAAAGTGCAAATCGAGTGGGGTCTTGCGCGTAATCTCCGAGGCGATAGCGAATCAAAGGTTGCATATCGTCATGACAAACAATCCAAATTGTTTCGCTGCCAGCACAGACACATTCCCATACGGCGCGCTCAATTGCTAAATAATCTTTCCCGATTGGTTGTAAACAATCATGCCATGGAAAATTAAAATCTAATTTTTGGCCTGCGACTGGTATGATACCCGCCAAGTGAAAACTATTATTAATTTGGGGGCCGCTTTCAATCACATAATTCCTTTACATAATTTATTTATTTTTTCTGGAAGTTTATATTTGAATTTAATATTTTCAAGATCTCCGTATAGGCTCATTTTTGCTTTCATAATTTCTCTTTTTTCAACTTCCAATTTTAAAGTATAATGGTTTGGGCTATTTTTTTTACCCTTTATTCCTAAATCTTTTAACATTTTTGTAATCTTAAATCTCGCATATGTATCAGAATATTCAAAATCATTTAACTGTTCTTCGCTTAAATATGAAATTGTTACTAAATCTTTATTATCTGGGTGATGGCCGTCTAAACGTTCCGTGGGATAAAAATGAACTTCATTAATAAAGTCATCTTTTGTGTTTAAATAATCGTGTGCGTGTTTCTCGCAAGAGCGCGCGGACATCCAATCTAAAACAACAAAATCTTTATTTTCTTTTATGGGCAAAGGAAGCCCGCTTACATTCTCATTATCAAAAACTAATAATTTTTCAAATTTAATTTTAAGGACTCTCGCATTTATTGTCGAAACGCTTATTTTGTTTTCTTTTATTCGAGTATTATTAGCTTTATCTGTCAACAAGTTTAAACCAGACATTGAGAGAGAGAAAAATAGTCTATGCCAAAGCTCTCGTGCATTATATATTCCTATCATATCAAAACGATGCGGGGGCAATAGTTTATTTATTATGAGAGGTGTTTGGTTTTGATACGATTGTAATAAAGCATTAAGATTGCCACCTATTATAATCTCTTTGTATTCAAGCTCTGGTATTTTAATTAACAATCACAACCATTGTTATGTTGGTGTGCTTTAATTAAACGATACCATTTTTTTAAAAGTTTATAGTGGCTTGGAGTCTCGTGGCAGCGACGATTAGTGCGCGCTGGGGATGACGACCGTACAGCCCTTGATGGGCCGCGCGCTGTTTGGACCCAGGCAACTACCCATTTTCGCTCATTAGAAAAGTTACGAGGACACCAATGAAGTTTTTCGACCTTATGGCGTTGTTTAACGATGTGTTTCATCCATATATCTGCGGCTTCATCGACATTATAACGATCTATTTTATACTTTTTCGACCACCAGGGCCAGAGTTGAACAATTCCTTTGGCGCGAGCATAACTTTTCCCTCGCTTATTAATTGTCCAATCGCCATTGGCTTTTGGGTTGTAACCGCTTTCTATGCAGGCCGCGGCTAAAAGCATCCCTCGCAAGCCTTCAGGGATCTTATGTTGTTCAAAATAATGCTCCTCAATCTTTACTAAACTTTCTAAAATTTCTTCATTAACGTTTTCCCAATAAGCATGAGGGCATTCATTTATAGCCATAGTCATTAGCTCGTCATAAGTTACAGTTGGGCCACTAGCTATGATGGCGCTTACCAATATTCCTAACATTTTTTCAATTCCTTTTTTATGATATTATTAAATTTTCTAGTTGGCCTCCGGCCATCCAGTTTAAATCAACTCTTCCTTTAATGCCGGGACACGCGCCAGATCCACTGTACTGCCACACATCCCACTCTTGCCAGCCTTTGAGTTGTTTTTGTGGGCCCACTAATCGCTCCTTACGAATATAGTTGGCCCACCAGACTGGGTATTCGGTAAACTTCTTTCGGTCTTCTTCCTTCGCGCCTCGGATATAAAGATTCCAGGCCCAGCGCGCTGAGTAGACAATGGCCTTGACGCCCCACTCTTGCTCAGCGAGAGCTAGCCACTCTAGATACCATTCTGCGTTGTACTGGTCGTCAGTTTTCATTCCTGCTTCAAGATCAATCGCTGGTACCAAATTGCCAGGCTTCAGGCCTCCCACTTGCTCTAAGGTGTCGCGGAAATGTTTAAATTCTGCACGCGCATCTTCGTGGGGGGTATCGTACTTATTAAAGTCTGGTCGGGCAAAATGATAAGCGCCCACAATTACATTATTTTCAACGGCGCCGTTATACCGCTCTACCCAATTACGATTAATGTGGGTTTGGCCCTCGGTTGCTTTTACCCAAGCAAATTTTATTCCAGCTTGAGCAGCCTTGCTCCAATCCACTGTGCCATTGTGGGAACTAACATCTATTCCTGCAAGAACCTCGATTCCCAAACTTTTCAAAGTTTTGGGACCAGCCAATCCATCAACAACTAATCCGTTGGCGGTTTGGTATTCTATAACTGCCTTTTTTGTTTTGGGGCCAAAATCACTATCCGCGTCGATGTTAAGATTGGTTTGTAATCTTCTTACTTCTTGGCCGTTGTCCCCTTCGCGCAGAGTATAAATAAAACTCATAATATTTTCCTTTACCAGGTATGTCCTTTTTTGCTTTTCATCATTGCCTCGACCCATGATTTAGGTTGAGAAGTTTTCTTGTTTTCCTTAAGTTGAAAATGTTTCCCGCTAGCCCTCGACCAAAAATCAGCCGCATTGGACACCGTTTCCACGCTGGTCCAAGGACCAGCCCACGCCTCTTGTATTTTATCCCCGCCTGCATCGTAAGCATTGATAATTTTAAATTCATTGCCTCTAGCTGTTGTTGCGGGTTCGCCAAATATAAATGCTTCCTGGTTATATTTGCGCGCCATTTCAGTGGCGAAATCAAATAAGGCTGCGGGGGTGCTTTCTTCTGCTTCCTCTCCTCTTCCGTGCGTTGTAACTAGAATGCTATTTTCGGTTACATGAATCGGCTCTTCTAGTTCAACCTCAACTTCTTCTCCAGTTTCAGGATCAACTTCTGTGGTAGTTGTTTCTTTAAAGCCACCTTTTAATTCGGTATATGGAAAGCCAGCTGATTCAAAGTCGCTTCTAAGTTGGCGATAGGCTTCTTTGTTCGTTTCTCCTTCCCAGCCTTTCTGTACTCTTTCGTGACGGTCAGAGGATATTATCACAAATGAATTTCCGCCTTCGATATGTTCTCTTACTCTATTGTAAGAACTCATTTCATTAATAAGCTTTTTTTCGTCGAGAGCTTTTTTAACTAAGTCGAAGATTTCCTTTTTGCTTACATTTTTTATTTTTACATTTTTGATATCCACATTTGCTTCCTCCATAAAAACAATCTACAATATTTTGCAAATGCTCACGAGCAATTGGGTACAACATATCTTTGCGATATTCCTCAATGTAGTAATTAGTGTGACACATTTTTTCTCTGTGTTTCATCGCATTTTCGTATATTTCATCGCAATGCCAATCCACTGTATAATATGCCCATCCATCCTCTTTAATCGTTTTATTTGTAATTGTTCCAAATCGTAATATTCTATGATATTCGTTCCATACTAAGTCGCCAATTTGCATTTTTCCTCCCTATGCAGCCGGGATTTCTTCAACCCTTTCTACTTTTATCGGCTTAAACCAGGCCACTATATCCGGATTTCCAATACTGTAAAATACTCCATCATATTCTTCTTTTATAGCATTTAGAAGGTCATTCCATTCTATTCCTTTTCTTAAGCCAAAAATAGGATGTTTAACTTTCTGAATAAAATCGTCAGGATCTTCTTTCAAATTATAAACTCTTGAAGATGATACTTCAGTTTTAAATAATTTTCGTCCGTACCCTTTTGATATTAAGTGTTCCGTTTTGTTCGGGTCTGTATAGAAAAAAACTCTGGGAACATCACTAATTTCTTTTTCTTTGCGACTGTGCGAGCTTGTATTAGAAACAAATTGATCTGGGTCTAATGTAAAATCATACTCGTCGCTTTTACTATAATGATAGAGATGTATTGTTCCATCTAAATTATAATCAGCCAACCTTGATTCTAACAGAAAATTTTTAAAATTTTTCATGAAATTTTTCATGCTAGGCCCTTTTATTCGAATATTCCATAAACATAGTTTTCTAATACTAAATAGTAATGGTGATCACCAATGGCTATTTCTTGAACCATGCTCTCTTCAACTACTACTTTACAGTTGGTGTATTGCTCTCCAAACTTTTCACAGTCTGGGGAGACCTTGATTACTTTATATAAACCATGGGGCGACTTTTTTACGGAATAATCATCCGGCACTAAAACCAATGACTCTTCGGCGGGAGTTTCTGTTGTAACCTCCTCCAGCAAAAGATGACGGTTTAAAGGGCTAAACATTTTTAGTTCCAAATTGTTTTTCTACAATTTCGAACATATCATTAAGGTCATCAATATCGGCATCTCTTTCGTATAAACGATAGGCCTTTACAGTGGCCCAGATTTCTCCGCGTGTTAACCAGCCGTTATCCATATATTCTTTACGCAGATCTTTTTTCTGTTCCTTGTAAGGTTCAATGGCATGTTCAATGGCGATCAAAGATTTAAGATAGTTAATCACATAATGCTCTTTCTGTTGTTCTTCTGTCATTTTTTCGGTATCCTCTACTTCTCTTAACATATTATTTGTTGTGCTCATAATTCCTCCTATGTAATTTCACATGAACCTCCGGCGCATGCTAGTTCGCCGGTTAAATTTGTATTGTCACTCGCTTCAACCACTTTGGTTAAATCTACTTTTTGTAGTGTCTCTCTCAATCGTTCGTATTCTTCACGATTACAATCTTCAAAAGGCGCTTGTTTATAAGTACCTCCATCATATGGTAACACACTTAAGCCATTATAGCAAGAACGATTTTCCCACATCCATTCCCCTACATTGTCCCATTCTTTATTTTTAATGCTGATAGTAGCAGAAACATTATGAGTATTTTGGCCTCGCCTGTGCCCCGCGGCAACCCACTCTTCGCTTACTTTTTTTATTCTCGATAACAAATCGATGGCAGTTTCATGACGTGTAATCGCTCCGTAAGGTGCCATTTGTGGTACACTAATTACCGCAGTATCGTGTGGCCTAAAAAATTCGTCTTCTACTAAATCTGGGTGGTGCATTTTTAAATAAGTATGTATTGCTTCATTTTTTCCCACCCTGATGCGACGAATATAATATTTATTATGCCATGCATGAATCCCGCTAGAAGTTCCAAAAGTTAAAGATGTAGTTCCTGCTGGCTTTACACACGTCATTCTGGTGGCTCGTTTAATACCAATTAATTCTGCTACTCGCTTGTTTTCCTCTTTTACAGCTTTGGCGGCTTGTTTCATATCAAGTTTTAAGGCTTTACCAGATGCAACTCCTGTCATACTTACACCAATGAGAGCATCTCTTTCTGTGTTTCTGCGCCAGACGTCGCGAAGATAATGAAAATCTGTATAACTAGCTTGAAGCGTACCGATAAAAGTAGCTGCTTTGGCTCTTTCTTCATAGTCTTCTTGTGAATAAAGGTTACTGGCATTGATCTCTGTCAAATTGCAAAACTGATGGGGGCGCAGTGCGATTTCGCAGCACGGATTCGTTCCCCAATCTTTATCATTTGTAAAATAAAAGCCTGGTTCGCCTGCGCCGCTAGCCTTCACTCGTTCCCACAAATCTTCAAAATATTCTTTTGTAATACGATGGCGCATTAATACTACTGAATTATTGGCTCGGCCTCTTTGTGGGTTTTTTTCCCACCAGTTTCCTGTTTTGGCGGCGATCATTTCGTCGTCTTCCGCGCTAAATAAAGAAATTAAGGCGGCGCGGCGGATTCCACCCGCAAGCACAGCGTCTGCTATATGACAAATAATATCATGAACTTCAATTGGCTCTAGCTTATCGCCGCTTTCTTTGTGATTGAAGATGCCTTCTACTTTTACAAGGCATTCACGCAAAGGCTGTGGGCCAGGAGCTTTTCCTCCAGAAGTAAGAAGGCGTTCGCCTTTTGCTCTAATGTCGCTGTAGTCAAAACGTATTTTTGAGCCGCCCTTAAAATAACTTCCCGCCAACGCTTTAACGGCATCGGCCCAGCCTTCAATCGAGTCGGCAATTAAAAATCTGCGACTTCGTTTTTCATTTGGCCTTTGAATCTCCGGGAGGCTTTCAACGTGATGCCTCTGTACACTGTATCCGACTCCGGTGCCTCCTAAAAGCAAGAACATTGTCTCGCTAAAAGCTCTCCAATCGTCAATTGGTAAATAGGCGCAATTAAATATTCTGTTAGGCGCCACTTCAATTGGCTTTCCTCCGAACTGCATTGATCGCATCGATGGAAGTACTTTCTTATCATATACAAATTGATAAACCTTTTCAATTTCTTCTTTTAAGTGAGGGTAAGTTTTAATGTGCATATTCTTGTTTCTGGTGACTAGCTCTTCCCACGTTTCGCGTCTTTTTTTCTTAGGGAGGTAACGTGCGTATTTCATATAAACTGTGATGTTAGATAATATTTGAGTTGCTACTTCAGTCATTTACTTGTTCCTTTTCTTCCTGTAGTTTTTGTATTTTTCTTTAAGTGACTCTTCTTGTTTCTTTACTTCATTCTGCTTGATCTCATCATAAGTTTCAATTTGAGGAAGCACTTCTATCTTAACATTTGCAGTGTCCATGAAAATTGGGTAAACCAATCCGTCCGGACCGTTTCTGTTTTTGGCAACAAACATTCTTCCTCCGTTTGTATTTTTATGCTGAATAGTTCTAGAGATGGAAAATATAAAATCGGCTACAAAACATTTGTTAAAAGCTTCCGATATCGCCTCCATCGTAATTACTTCTGCGTTTAAGCCGCCGCGGTTTGTTTGGGAAGCTGTCCAGATCGGACATTCGAATTCTTGGGCCAAACCTCTTAGCTCTTCATAAATAGATTCCAACTGATGTCTTTTCTCATCTTTTTTTGATTTTGCACGTAATAAATCTCCATAATCTACGATAATCATATTGGGAAAAATATCGCGCTGGCGTAACCTCTCTAAATGATTACGAAGTGTCTCGACACCCGCAGATTTGGTGGGGTATTCTTTTACAATTAGCTGCCCATCTAAATCTTTGATCTCCTCATAAATTTCATCTTTACGATTAAATATCTCTCTGAGTGGAATGCCTGTAATACAACTATCATAGCGGGTGGCAACGGCAACATCCGCCAACTCTAAAGTGTAGTGTACGACGGTTTTACCTTCTTTGATCGCCTGCGCGCCTAAATGAACGAGGGCCATTGATTTGCCCGCCCCAGTTGGCGCAATAACAACGCCAAGCTCTCCAATCCCTAGCCCCCCTTTACACAAATCATCAATAACTTCCCAGCCAGTGGTAATTGGACCACGGGCTATGATTTGAAATCTTGCTTCAAAGTCCTTGAGGTAATGATATCCAAAATCATTATTGCAACCCAACTTCATCGCATCATTAATTAATTTTTGTACATCTTCAAAAGATGATTTCTTAAGGAGTGGAACAGATTTTAATATTGCTTCCTTCAGCACTTGCTTTTTACAGAAATCAAGTGCAATATCTTTAATATACTTTGCATCTTGTACTTCTGTTTTTAAAAGACGTGCAAAGAAATCTCTCACTTGTTTCTGGACAACTTCGTTCTCTTCGAGTACTTCCGTGCGGAGAATTGTAGTCAGGATCGAGGGCGATGGTTGCAATTCGTATTTCTCTTTATAGTCAAATATCTTCTTTACAAACACCTGAAGATATGCTAGTTCTAGGAAATTAATATTTAACACTTCCTTCATTTGATCGGCAAACTCTCTATCGTAAAGAATTAACTGACACATGTTCTCCTGGAATGCTTTTCCAAACTGAGAGAAGTCTTCTTGTTCATTATAGTTCAAATATGTTTCCTATCGTGATCGAACCCATCGGCAGCGAGTTTCTTTTTCGCCTTTCTTGTTTACTTTCGTGGTACAGACTTCTTCCCAAGTTTCAACTACTTGTATAGGTCTTACGCCCGTTGCAGGATACGGAATGTGGCACCCTCCGCAAAAAATCATCCCCGCTATTAATACAATAATCTTTTTCATTTTATTCTCCTTTGTTAAGTTTGCCGGTTATATAATTTATCTTTGCCTTTTGCCCGAATAAGCGCATCCAGAACTCCTTCGACTAGTTTTGTAAGCGTCCTCCGCACAACTGATGTTTTCTATAAGTGCAAACAAAGTTTTATGTTTTCCCCCCAGGTGGTTTTTGTATTTTTCTAATTTTTCTCTATCTAAAAGTTCGGATAAAACAAAGTGAAAAGAATCGCGATAAGATTTTTTCGCTAGTAGACTCTTTAGCTCGTTGCAGAGTTTCTCCTCCTCCCCATGTACATTATGTTTCACGTGGAGAGCGAAGTCATTTTCATCCCACTCTTTACGAAGATAATCGTAAAACCCGAGATGTTGGAGTCGCTCCACCCGTTCCTGATAATTAAGAATCTTCCATTGTTTATCATATGCTTCATTATAGCGCTTAATGTGCTTCTCTACTTTCTTGGATGACCAATCTAGATGGTATTCGTTCAAAAGATTATGTTTCTTTTTCTTGTGTCGGTATCCTTCGCAAAAAGACCACTCTATATACTCTTCTCGCTTTTCTTTATCTGTCATAGAAGCCAACTCCGCTTTTCTTTCCGCTGCCTGTTGCCGACATCCTACCGCAAATTCACAGTCACCTTTAAAGATATCAACGCCAAATCCTGCGCCATCGCAACCTGGCTGTTTCGTAGAGCCGCACCCTTCTCTATTACCAAGAAAATCAACTTTCAATTGATTGGCTGGAAATATATCATAACAATGTAAGCACCATAACTCATCCTGTTCTCTTATTTCTTCTCCAATGAATCCTGAATCTTTTTTTTCTATCAGAATGTTATTAGTTTTGTTCATTTAATTTTCTCCTTTATTAAGTACGCCCGCCTGGACTTGAACCAGGGACATCCACCTTATAAGAGTGGCACTCTAACCTACTGAGTTACGGGCGCGTAATTTCACATTTTAATTATAAATGAATAATTTTTGTTTGTCAATGGGCTTCCTAAGATAATAAATTAATCGTAGTTGGGAAATTTCCTTTATATGTATAGTTGCCTATATGCTGCAGCCTGATCCACGGACAAAGCCACACTTTGAGGCCTGCTTTTCTTGAATAGCGGCAAAACATATAGTCTTCAGAGAGATAGCGCGCGCTATCAGGATCGATTACAGTATCAAAGTAGGCTACCATCTCTTGCTTATAGAATTCTTCATCTTTTCCAGATGTGTCAGAAACGTATTTAAGTTCTGGGTATGCATTTTCAAATTTTTCGAAGCACTCTCGCTTGATCATCATAAAGCCGGTGCCAGCTTCCGCCACTTCCATTGGAAGAGTGAGAGACATTTTATTATCAGCAGTGGGAGTGAAAAAGAAATCGCCGGTAAAGCTTTCTATTTCTCCGCTTTTGGAGCCAAGATTTAAATTTCCCTTAGACAACGCTTGCATTACTCTATCCCATCTGATAGTCTTTTTAGAGTACGGCCCACACATAATATCGCGGTCGTAGGCTAACATTTTTAAAACATCAATCGGGTCAAATACAATATCGGCATCTATAAACATCATGTGAGTATAGTCTGTTTTTAAAAATTCGTGTACGCATACATTTCTTGCACGCGTCACTAAACTCTCATTAAAAAGAGTGTACAATTCAAAGGGCACTCCCAACTCTAAACACATTCTTTGGAGACGCATACATGCTTGCATGTATCCTCCATTACATTGATTCCCATACATTGGAGTAGCAATGTAAAGACTTTTTCCTTTTAACTTTGATAGATCTAATTGTTTCATTCTTCGTTTTCTCCTGTTTTATTTAGTTCATATATTCTTGGTCTACTTTTTGAATATGTTACAGCGACGTGAAATGAATACGTACTATTTTTATTCTTTTTGATACCCACTTCTAAGTTTTTACATTTACAAAAAACTTCTGGGCTTTTCTCATGAAAGTCCTGTTGTCTAAACGCCTCATTGCATTCTAAACATTCTATTATTAAATAATTTTCCATATCTCTTTTGGGCCTTTCTGTACCCCCGCCAGGATTCGAACCTGGAATAAAGGTTTAGAAGACCTTTGTGATATCCCTTTCACCACGGAGGTATGCATTATTTATAATACTCGCATTTTTCTTCTGTCTGGTACCACTCACATGTGGTATAATCAACGCACCAATATTCTCCGCACGTCTTTGTATTTTCATACCGCTCCCACAAACAACAGCGAGTATCACAAATTGTAGCAGAATTTACCCCGTAAGGTGCGTTGTAATCGCATGGGTACTCGGCAGGCGTTGACACCGGAGATGAAAAAACAGCTGTGTTCCAGGTTAGTAACCAAATAAATAATAATTTCATTTTTTTATAACTATCTTTTTGAATAAGGAAGCGATTTTTCAGGATCGCAGTCGTCTACTAGCATTTGGCAGCCGTTCAAGAAGCCCACAATAATCAATAGCCTAGTAACAGTATTCATCTACCAGTTCCCAGCTGCAATAAGTGGCCAGCCCTACCTGCGTCTCATAAATACACCATGTTTCTTCACATGTTGTGTAGTAATAAGGATAATCAATTATCCATGTGCAACAACCATCCCAACATGTCCACACCTCTTCATAATAATATGGTGTATCATCATAAGTACAAACTTCGACCACTTCGATATGAGGGCCAATTGCGACTGAGCCTGTTGGTGTATAAATTTCACATCCTATGCAAGCTAATGCAAATAAGGATATTAATATTGTTTTCATTTCTTTCCTCCTAATACTATTCTTTTAAAAGTGGTATATAAATCTAACCAACTTGTTTTTCCAATTCCATCTTCTAGCATCATACCATCTGTGGAAGTTTTGTCAAATGTTAATTCAGTATTCCTAATAGTATATTTGATTTTTTGTTTATTTTGTACAGAAATGCTGGGGCTGTATAATTGCATCAATTTATAGTTCTCTTCGATCACTTCTTGACTCTCCACAATGTTTTGATATGCTTTCAACGTCGAGTTAGCATTCTCGCAGAACTCTTTAACCTCTTGAATCGTATATGCTTTTTCTTCAGCAAGAAAGGGCAAGCGCTTGGCTAACGTTGGTAAGCCGACGCCTTTTACGCCATCGAGGTTATCGCTTTTGTCCCCCACTATTGCTCGCGCCAACGCAAAGTTGGTGGGGTGAATCCCAAATTTCTCTACAATCATATTCTTATTTAATATTTCATGTTGCGTGGGTCTGTATGCCAACGTCTCATTGTCGAGGAGTTGGAAAAAATCTTTATCGCTAGAGACGATGACTTTCTGCCACCCCTTGAAGTCTGGCATTTGGGCGACGAAAGAGATGACGTCATCGGCTTCCACTTCGTCAAAGACTAGCTGGGTTACTGGAAAATTATTTAAATATTCCATCAGGCGCATTTGTTGCCAAATTTTATTTTGAAGCTCCTCTTGGGCGGTGAGAGTTCTAATGTCGCGGTTCAAGCGCAGAGGCTTGCGCCCCTCCTTGTAATTTTTGTTTACAAGCTTGCGCTTTCTGCTGCCGCCTTTGCCATCCCAACAGATTACAACCTTATCAGGTTTGACCTCTCGGCAAAGTTTTTGTAGAATTTTAAGAAAGCCCGCAGTCCCACCAATGGGATCTCCATTGGGGGATAAAGACGGGTTGACGATGTACCCTCGCAAAAATTGGTTGAGGGCATCAATTATCATTACTCGTTTCATGGTTTATTTCTTCTTTCGCGCCAAGCGTCGTTTCCTGCGTCGGGCTGACCCGAGTTTGCGTCGACGTCTAGACTTTGAATGTGGTGCTTTACGACTCATTTAATTCCTCCTTTGGTGGCTGGAGCGGGGCTCGAACCCGCACACCCTTACAGATAACGGATTTTAAGTCCGTTGCGTCTACCAATTCCGCCACCCAGCCATTTTTTCCGATGTAATCGTAGAAAAAGCATCGGTCGTATTTATTACGTCAAAGAATCCTTTTCCGTACTCGGGGGCAACCGGTGGTTCTTCTGCGATCACGAGCGGAAGAAGATCTTCTTCCGGAAGAGGCTCTTCTTCCAGAATATTCTGGAAGAATTCTTCCAGAATATATTGTTTCTCAGCGTTGGTCTCCTCTAAGCTAACATCATCCATAAAAGATTCTTTCTTATATAATGTGGGAGACGCGACAGAATGGATCTCAAGTTGTTTATATACATCTTCTGAACGGCTGGCGCGCGCAGCGGGTTCGGCTGTCCACCAAAAAAGCGAACACAAAACAAGAGCCACGTGAAAGACTGCAGATGTTGTTAAAGATGCTAATAGATTAATGTTAAATAGGTGGTTATATTTTTTATAAGTTATAAGGTTCATCGTTTTTCCTAACGTTAGTTACAATATTATTATAACATCTTATTATAAAAATGCAAGGAAAAAATATTTATTTTTATCTTTAAGGGGTGCGGCGTCCCTTGCGGCAGTCAAGCCATTTGCGGAAAGCTATTCGTCTCGGATCGGTGGCTGGTCGGGACTTCCAATCGGCGCCGAGCGGTGGCCGTGGGCCGCAATTGCCTGGTGTTCTGCCTATTGTTGTGGGGAGGCCCTCTGGATCATCAAATCGAAGATCTTCTGGGAATTCTTCCTCTTCACGCTCCGGCTCTTCTATTCTAAAATAGCGGGTGACGTTGCGCCAGAGGCCACACTTTGCCATCCTTGTCCGGGAGCACTTGGTTCTGGAGTCTTGGCGATATAAACGAGAAATTTGTACGCCCTGCGGTAGTGTGCACCCGATTTTTCCCATCATCGCCTCGAAATTAGCGCTGCTCATCCGCTTAGTTTTTTCGGGTAGCTGGACCTTCCAGACCCATTCTACAGATTGCTCCCTCCCAGGAACATTAATAAGGGAAGGCCATGCTTCATGAGTAAAACCTTTAACCTTCCAATGCTTGAGACCCCCCGAATCAAAATCGGGAAACCTATAACCAGCGCATCCCGTGGCTGCCTGTTCAAATAGTAATAGCTCTTCTTTAATGATCTGCTTAAGCTGGGATTTGGTAAGTTTCATGAGTAATCTCCAATGACTATATTAAATAGTTTATAAGTTAAGATTATTCCTCGTAGAAGTCTTCTGGGCTGCCTGTACGGTCATGAAATTTCATAATAATTTCTTCGTCCATGATTTCTAGAACTCTTTGTTTAAATTTAGGTTCTTCAAGTTTCGCTTTCCAGCCTGAGCTTTGAAATTTGTCGGACGTGCCATCGCCGTGATCAAGTGTAAACCATGCACCACTGTTAGATAAATGTTGCGAACTTTTGATCGCATCCAGCCAGCTTTCTTCATCTTGTACTCCTACTTCTTCTCCCCACAGGATCTTAAAGTTACATTGTCGACCTTGCGTACCGAAGCGGCTCTTCTCAAGCTTTACTTTGACTTCCGAACCAATCCTAAAGCCCTTGTCATCCGTGACAAAAGATGCTTTGGCCTTTCTTCCTGTGAGCCAGATGCGCAGCGAGTACGCATAGATCATTGCTTTGCCGCCAGGAGTCATGTAAGGTGTTGTAAGTGCTTCCGAAGGAGAGCGTGTGATGTTTGTCTTAAGCTGGTTCAGCACTAGAAATGTTGATTGGCTGTTCGCGATTGGAACTGTCAGCTTTGACATTCCCTTGGCAAGAATGCGTGCCTTGACTGCCATCGAAGAGAGAGGATTAAAGTCTCCCTCGATGTCTGAGACTGCTGGCGTCAGTGCCAGGGAGTCCCAGATGAAAAGCATTCGGTTCTCGTTTGAACCGAGTAGCTCTTCAATTGTCTCTAGCACAAACTCTACCGAAGTTGCCTGTACATAAAGAAGGTTGTCGACATTGCAGCCAGCCTTTTCTAAAAAGCCTGGATCGATTGCAGATTCTGAATCGAAATAAACAACATCTATCCCTTGCGCTTGCGCGTTTGCTGCCACCTGTGCGCCTAAAAATGATTTGCCTGTAGACTCCAGGCCAGCGATCTCTGCAATTTTTCCTACTGGGATTCCTGCTAGTTGCCCTCGGCAGATGATTGAATCGAGCCAGCGTGATCCGGTTGGGATCCAATCTTTTACGATTGTTGGGCTGTCTTCATTTAAATTGTGTGCAACATTCATGCCAGCTTTTTTATTGATAAGCTGGCGCATGTCTGCTATTGAAAGTTTTCCTGTTTTTGTTTTAGCTCTCGCCATGTTTTCCCCTTAAAGGTGTTAGATTAAAAAAGAAGGGGGGCCCGAAGGCCCCCACATTCTTAACCAAGTAAATCCGCGAAGGCTTTGTCAACAGACGTGCCTTCTTTTTTATTTGCGTTATACTTGGTGGTCTCGCTAGAGTTTTCTTCGGGGTCTGAATCGCTCAAAAGAAATTCATCTAGCATGCCCTGAACTTCGACCGCAGTCTTTCGACTTGGGGCGAATAGCTCCTCAAAATCTGGAATGTTTTCCAGAAGTTCGTGGCACTTCTCAGGATCGTCGGGACAAAGCGGGGAACTTCGTCGTCGCGGGGTAAGCTGCGTGACTGGAAAGCTGGCACCGACCGGCTTGCCATACGCGACGGCCAAGTCGATTCCTTTTTCGGGATCGGTAATGTCTCCGTATTCCGGGTTCAGAACAAGGTTAAGAAGGGTTTCGTAAACTTGCTTTCCAAAGCCCCAAACACGGACACCTTGATCTTCTTCGCCGCGAACAAGCACCGGTGCGAAAAAACGCTGACGAGCAGACAACTTCTTAGCCATCCGTTTACTATCTTCTGTTCCTTCTTGCCAAAGCTGGCGGACGAAAGAGTCCAACGGACAATCTTCCCCAAAGTTTCTCTTCGGGCTAAGAAAGCCAGGATTGTCTCCAACGTTGTAGTGGAACCAATAGTCCTTGAACGGATCTCCATCGGCTGTGGGAACAATGCGAATTACTGATTCGCCATCTGGCGGACGCCAAAAACGGTTATTCGCGCCCCCTTTAGTTTTGAGGGTGGTCATGCGCTCGCGCATTTTATCTAAATTGATTGACATATTTCTTGTCTCCTTTTTTTGTTAAAGTCAGTACAATAACTCTCTTGTACCGCTATTTTTATATAATACTATAAATTTAAATCTTTGTCAAGTCTAAATTTATTATTTTGAACTATTGTACTATTCAATAAACTAAATGCGTAAACATCATCATAGTTTGTTGAAAAAACTCCGTAGCTCATCTTCATTTTATCATGTTGTTTCTGTTCTTTTAATTGCTCTCCGATCTTTTTCAGCAGTGTTCCATCGGTTTGAAGTATTTTTTCAGGCACCCCATAATAATATCTCTTTTCGCGCGGGATGTCAAGATCAAAAAACATTTTTTCTTCCCCAGTTTCGTAATTCAATAAACTAAAAGTTGACATTCGAGCTGTCTCTGCAAAGGGAGCGAACGTGGTGGCTTCTGCTTCCGAGTTGTTAAATACATTCATCATATGAATTGTGTATACAATTAATTCATTTAATTTACTAAAGTGATCTCGGATGGGAACGTCCCCGACAATTTTAGTTACTTCTACATTATCTACTAAATATATTCTTTCAAACAACGCGCATCGAGCGTATTCTTGAAGCACATGAAAAACAATGTTATCGTTGAGAGTTTTCAATTCTGGAAGTAACGCCCGATCCGGTCTAATATATAAAATGCTTATTTGACATTTATGTTGTATTTGCTCTAAAATTCTAAGGATGGCTGACGAAATAAAGCCGCAGCTTGTTACAAACAACACATCCCCTTTTACATTTTTAAAAAAGCTTTTTAGGTTGGGGCAGTTTTCTTCATACTTTTCAGGATGGTCATATTTTGGAAAATTGTAGCAGCGCGGTGCTTTCTTAAGTCCCGCTCTTATTTTATATATTTTATATTGAGGATATACAGCAAATTGGTCTGCTATGTTACAGCCGGCTTTTCCTAACCCAATGATCGTTTGCATTATTTTACATTCATCCTTTTCATTTCGCCAAAGTTTTTGCCACCAAAGACATTTACTTTAAAGTTGCCTAGCTCTGTAACAGCAAACTCTTCTTTCAGTTCGTGCACAATTGTTTCGTCTTCTTCTGTTAGGTCGATCACGAGAGAATCGTGCAAACAAAATGCAATTTGAGATTTCTTATCTTTAAGTAGTTCCCAAACTTTAATCATCTGCCGAAGGAAGAGGTCCGCCGCTGTTGACTGAATTATATAGTTCAAAGCGTGATGATCATCAGAATCAATTGTCCTGTTCCAAAGGGTTGTCACTTGGCTTCCATTGTAGTACTTTTGTAACACAGAGTCTCGATCATATTCTTTGTTTAAGAGGCGGTCTTTTGACTCTGGGTTATATAGCCACGCAAATATTCTTTTCTTTGCTTCTTCTCTTGTGCCTTTTCCTTTGTATACGTGTTTTAAATTCCAGTCATGCAAGTCTTGTTGAGGTTGCTTTTTGCCCAAAAGTGCAAGCATTACACGAAGTTCTGCGGCATTGTAATCTAACTCCAGAAACCACTTATTATTGGGCTTCAAGATAGTTCTATATTCTTTGTCCATCGTTAGGATTGGAAAATCTTTAGAAGTGAGTCTTCCCGTCTTTGTCCCTCGCATATCATATATAATGTAAGGGGCTATTTTATTTATTTTTTTAAGGAATCTCCGCACTTTAAATTCATGACGCCGATTGTCCAATAAAGTTAAATCTATATTTAATTTTGTATTTTTTATCTCTGTTAAGGCTTTTGCAAGATTAACCATGAATTCATAATTTTGTGGTTTTTTAAAATTGGAAAAAATATGAGCGCAAATTTTCTCCCGAATATGCCCATACTTTAACAAAAAATGCGGGGGAACAAGGTCGAAGAAACAATGTTCGTTAAGATCTAGCTTTGCCTCGCTGACTGCCCGGTAAAAAGCTTCTAATTTGTTATTTACGCTTTCCCATTCTTCTCTTAAGTGGTTAGGGCAAGCTTCATTTAAGCTCTTTCCGCCACAATAGTATTTTGCATATTCAACATTCTTGTCTCTTAAGACTTCAGAGTAATCCCACGTTTTTGTGAGCGCGCTAGGGAGCTTATCTTTATGAATTTTGCCTTTTGCAAAAATGGCAATACATTTCTTTTTATCGTCGAAAGTTTGAAAAAACATTAAATTAATATTCAGTGCTAGTAGCTTTTGGTACGTCTTCCTTTTTCATTATATCAGAAGCTTCATAAGAATGCAAGCCTGAAGGAGTAGCACCTCCAAAATATTTTATCCTATAAGGGGCCTTCTTGTCAATAGGTATTTTTTTATATATGTTTGTGCGCATGGCTATTTTGCCTATATGGTTAGCTGCGGCTTCGATTCCATAAGCTCTATAAAAGTCTAATGTTCTTTTTATTGCTGATGTAAGTTGTCGTTTATTATATTTAATATTGCTCTCTGCTAACCTTAGTTTTAAATAAATTGGTAAAAAATATTCATCACTATATTGTTTTGTAAATTCTTCATCAAAGTTAAGAGAGATACCCTCTCTCATCCCTTCTTTTATTTTTGTATTGTACGAATTGCTTCCTACGTCATTCCAAACAGCTACAGGGCAATTTTTTATTTCATAAATTGTTCCATAGGTTGCAGATGTTGGGTTTACTATTAAAGTTGCGTACATGTTCCAGAGGCGCGCCTTCATACTTTCATAAGAAAAATATTCACTTTTATAAAAATAACTAGAAAAAATCTCATTGTTATCCAAGCTCGTGCCAAAACGTGCCATGTAATCCTTGATCGGTTGGGAATCCATGTTTGCGGCCAATCTCCATGGAATATTTTTATCAACATAAAATCCATAAAAGGCTGCTGTTTTTAAATATCTATTAAAAGACGGCCTTGAAAGAAACCGCGTATATTTAATGATGTCGTTATCGGGCGGCAAGTTTTCCAACTCAATGAAAAGGCCGCTGATGGCGTTTGTACAAAGCGGAGAAACAATAAAACCAGTTTTTGTAATGGGAAATTGATCTACCATTAAGTGAGCAAAATGTATGAACTCTGTTACAAAGTTATCAAAATTCTTAACTTTTTTATTAATTTTAGCGACGTTTAAATATTTGTTTGAAAACACATTAAAGACATTATTTACAAAATGATCTTGATAGAGCTGATGAACGCTTTTAAGTCCTGATTTGGGAAGAAAAGAAGAAAATAAATCATTAAAGACTCTTTGGCGGGACATGAGTCCTTTGTCAATAAATGCTTTAAAATCATTAAAAGCTGCTGCTACAAAATCTAATACTAAAATTAAACCGTCGCCAGGTAATTGGGTCATATTAACTTCTGAGGGGTAAATTGGGGTGCCATGCACATCAACTTTGCCATAAAAAGGCTTTTCATATATGACGTCTAACGGGATTGGATCAAAAAGGCGTGAAAAAGATTTCTGTTTATATAATAATCTCTGCTCAAATAAAAACGGCTGCTTTAAAGAATTAATACCATAAGGTGGTGGATCAATATATCCCATTAAAATTTCCTCTTCTTTAAATAAATAGATCTTTTATAAATTTATTGGACTGTTGGATGCCCAGAGATTGCTTCTGTTTCCGCGTTGGCGGCTTCGTTTTGTTTTTGCTTGAGTTCTTCTTGCTGCGATGGCGACATATTGCCAACAGTTTTGACGGCGCCCGGGGTCGCATCCTTATTTTTCCCACGAATAACCATATCGGCAATTTCAAGAATTCCGACTACAGTGGTTTCCCACCCATCAGAGCCAAGATGACTTTGAACACTCGTTATTGTATAATAGCCGCCGTTCATGATCGATTCTCTCGCAAAATGACCGCCACTAATTAAATCAGTATTAATATAAATGTATTGGCCAATATAAAAATAAGGATTTCCTACTAATTGTAATTCACACTCATATTTAGCTGGTTTAATAATCCCGCGGCCGGCCGCAACACCGCCGGCTTGCGCGTTCCTCATCAAGGCTGTGGCAAGAAGACTGTTGGTGTTTTCTTTAAATTTTATACTTTTTAACAAGCCGCGGTTTGGGCCACCCACCGTGAAATGCATAATACCTTCTTTTCTATCTTGCACTGGGTCAGCAGTGTGTGCTTTTTTAACTCTTTCTCTAAAAGGTTCATGTTTCTTCGCATGAAATAAAAATGCATTAGATATTTGTTGAATTTGAAGTGTCTGGCGCGCCGCGCTTTGTTTGGGGCGACTTTTTTCACCTAAAGTTAATATTGGGTTTATATGTTGTCCATCTTTGTTTACAATGCTTAGTAATGAATTTTTAGGTAAATCAATAGAACTAATATCTAATTTAAAATTTGTACGCTGCTCTCCTTTGGGTTGTAACATTGCAGTGCCTAATTGACTCTTCCCTAAAGAAGACACAAGCGAATCCATGACAAATTTAATTAAATCTTGAATAAACATCATTAAAGGATAAGCTCGTTTGCCTTCGCTAACAATTTTTTGAGCTATAAAATTACTAAACATTTCTAAAGATACCGGCAAATAATATAAATTAGTTGTTATGAGATGGTCGCTATCGGCGGCAGTAAAATCCATTTTTCCAAAGAGGAGCCTGAAGTCGGGCGCTAATTGTTCTATCCCTTCTCCAAATTTAGCATGGTCAAGAATGGCTGATATTAAATCTCCTAACACAAAAAACATAATTTTGTCGCCGGCAATATATTTGTCCATTGTAAAATATCTGCTTAGCGTGCCAGATTTTTTAAAAGTATCAATGACCTGTGTAGTCCCATCTGCCAATGTTATTTTAACTGTTGTTTTAGTTGCAGTATCTAGTCGCCTGCCTTCATTTTCAACTTTTTCTTTGACTTTGCTGCCGGCATTTTTTGCTATGTCAGCGGACTCGGTGGGGGCCGGTGATATGTGGGTAGACCATGCCGGCATCATCTGTGAGGCATCGGCGGCGCCCTCTCCTTTGGGCGCCTCGGGGTCTCCTCCTTTCAAATCTTCCATATACCGCACGTATCCTCCAAAAGCGGTAGTTTCGCTAGTTGGTACCCACATTATTCGATCATTTGCCATTAACTTTTGTGTATACACAAACATGTTTTCGGCGCGCATATTGGCTTCTAACACCACTATTTTTTTCTGTATTGCGCTCGATGCTTTTTGTAATTCTTCTTGATACTTTTTATATTGTTTTTTGTCTTTGCCTAGGAGGGCATTAAGATCCGTGTCAACGCTCTTTATAATTTTTTCTCTATAATTTCGTTGCTTATCGGCTTGCGTCCCTCGCACTGCTGCATTTAAACTTTCATGTTTGGTTGGCACTGACAGGCCAGAAGTGCCGCTGTAAGTTTCTAAAGAGCTTTTAAAAGCTTTATAATCTTTATTGACAGCTGGTTTTACCTTTACAAAAGTTTCAGTGTCTCCTTGTGCATCTTTCATAAGTTTATCCAGCATCTTTTCAGTGGCTTTTAATTTAGCACTTGCTTTTTTAATATTAAGCAAACGTGCAAGTCCTTTTTTACGAGGCCCTGAAGATGAATTAACTACTTTTTCTAAGTGTGTTAGCTCAAGGGACGCAAGTTGCGCTTTTAGCTGGAGTATATTCACATCATCGCTAACATTATACTGATTCATTATATCAGCTGTGACGCTACTGAATGCGGCTTCGAGGGCGCCTTTGTATTGAATGCTTAATTCTACGGAACCATCTTCTTTGAATTCTAAATCATGTGTAAACATGTCACCAACAAAATTCATTCTTGATTGTTGAATCGCTTTTATAAAATCTTTTCCTCCTTTCATTTCTTTAAGTACTGAATTGTTTTCATTTACATTCCACCCCAAAGACATTCTTATTCTAAAGGCGGCCGGCAATGAACGATCATCTACATCCTCATTTTTCATAGAAGGAGGGTATCTAATTAAATCAGAATACTGAGCGCTAAACCCTTCTTTGGTTGCCCATTGTTTAAATAAAGTTTTTACATCGTTAAAAACTAATTTTAGTGTAACATGCATAATGTTGGCGGAAAAAGGATTTCTTCCTTTACCGTCCATTTTTACATCAACGCTCACTATGCCGGCGTCTCTTCCGCGGAAAGGACTTCCTAAAAGATTTTCTGATGACCAGTCTCTATTAAAGTCAGTATATGCTTTAAAGGGAAAAAGTATTTCAAATACATCTTCTTTATTTTTAAGGTATACTTTGTATATCTCAATATGTGGAACTAGTTGACTATAATCAATTGGGCGGCCATCAAAAAAAGTAATAACCTCGGGGGAAACTGTGAAGTGATTTACAATTGCTTCGCTATCGTTATATGTTTCTATCAGTTTGATATATTTGCTAATGGTGGCGCCCGGGCGATTCCAATCTAAAAGAGGGTTAACGAGAGGGTGTACATAACTCATTAAAAAAGCTTGTTTATACCACGATTGCTTTGTGGCGATATCTATTAATTGTGCTTTACATTTGGCCATTTCAATTTCCTAAAATAAATTTATTCAAACATACTTAAAATAATGTTTAGAGGTTTGGGGACGAGGACAACTTCACCGGGCTCGTAATCGGCTTCTAGAGGAAGTTTATTAAACCATGGGATAATCCACCACAAAGTGGGATCTCCATAATGTTTCTCCGCTATTTTATAAAAACGGCTCCCTACGCCCCATACTTCATTTTCGTAATCTAGACTTCTTCGTTGTATTTCTGTGGGGTATACCATGTTTGCGGTATCAAAATGATTTATAAACTGCAAATCTCTGCTTGAAAGCTGTTTTATGTATTCTGCATATGCATTTTTTAGCACTTGTCTATTATTATATCTTGAAAAACTGAAAGCCATTTTATACTCCTTTATTACTTCCCACTTAACGCGTCGGTTGTTGTGCCGTCCTTAGCCTGTTGCTGTGGGCTTTGCGGGGCGGCCGCGCGACCGGCCGCGGTGTCGGTGTCCGAGTCTGTTGAGCCAACAATGGCGACGCTTGCGTCGTCGCCTGCACCTCTTTGGATCCCGCTTGGATCTTTGTCTCCGGCGGATCGCGCTTCTACGCCCCTTTTACCGAATTCGCCAGCATTATATGGAAAATTGTGACCGTAACCATTGGGGCTAAATTGATTTTTATACCAACCTACTAATTGATCGTGGACTACTTGAAAATTTGCACGTACTGTTATTTCTCTTGGTAATGCTCGATATCCTTTATCTTTCCCTTGCCTTCCAAAAGCAACATTTTTAGCAATAGTTCCAAGAGAGTGACCAAAACTATTAAAGTAGCCAGTTAAACCATTTTCAACGTCTCCTAAAAAATCACCGCTAGGGAAAAAGCTTCCTATATAATTGCCATATCTAATTTTAAAAAATGGAGGGGCGCCCAAAACAGCAAGAGGGTCTCCATTGATTGTCGTACCAGTTTCATAATAGGCCGGATACAAAAGCTGTGTAAGTAAATTTATATTGCGAATATTGTTAACAACACCGCCCGGGCCGTCCATTATATGATGTGCCTGGCATTTAAAATTTATACTTAGACTTCTTCTTACATTTTGAAAAGTTACAATAGGGTCCATTCGTCCATATGCATCCTTTTCTGAAAATCTTGGCCGAAAGTCTTGACTAATAGTTAAGTCCTCAACTGGAATCAATATTGCTTTGCTTTTAGCAGAAGTTTCATGTAAATTAACATGCATGGGTTCGAAAGAAAATACTTTAAATGAATTTTTGAAATTTGATACTGGTGTTCCCATTACTTTTTCCTTTATCTCTTACTAAAAGTTCCCGGTGGTAATATTTTTTCTATTTCCCCTTCGACAAAATCAGCAAGTACTCTTTCATTAAGTTTTAATATATTGTGAAGAACAATTTTTTGGTCGCCACCTGGAGCTGCTTTTGTTGTTGTTCCTGGTCCTTGTTCAACTTGTACTTTTACAGGCGGTATATTCGCTGGTGCCTGAGTTGGAGGTATTTCTGCTTCTGTAGTTACTCCCCCTTCTCCTGTAACCGCCGCCTTTGCTTTTCCCCACAAGGTTCCTCCTTGCTGTTTTGCAAATTCTACAATATCGCCCGATTCTAAAGCTTTATTAGCTGCGTCAATGGATTTGGCAATTGCCATGAAGGCGTCAACTACGTGCGTTTGCAGGTTTTTGCGTGCGAGGGTGCCTACATTTTGCATCGATGAATAAAGTTTGCGCAAAGTTTCATCAACTTGTGTATAGGCTTTTTCATAAAGGACGAGCCCTTCCATGGCCGCGGCCTTCTGTTCTTTTAATGATGTAGCATTTTTTGCAGCGCCGTCTTTCACACTTCCCGCTAGTTGGTCTAAAGTTTTTGCCTGCGTGTCGATGGCTGCAGTGCGTGCATTAATTTCACTAGATTCGCCCATGAAGATTTTTGAAGCTGATTCTACATCGGTGCTAAGCGCTTGCGCAATTGCTTTTTGCATAAAGCGGTCCATGTCATTAAAGCTTTGACCGGTGCTAGAAACAGCCTCTTTGATCATCATAATTCTTTCCGTTTCTGTGGCGTTAACTAAATCTAAAGTATTTAAATAGGGGCCACCTAACATTGCATTAAGATCTCCAACTTGGTTCGCGGCTTTTCCCATATCATCAAATTGTCCGGCAATTTTTAGTACTTCAGACATCCCGACACCAGTTACTCCAACAATAGCATTAAGTTTTTTGAATTGTGCTCTGGCTTGTTCTAGTGGATAGGCCGCTAAATATTGCATTGCTTTGGGCAGGTCTTCACCAACTTGTTTCGGTAGACGCCCCGTTTGTCGAGCAATATTTACAAGTTCTGTTGCGAAATCACGACTCGTTCTGGCAATATTAGATTTTCTGTACGTTTTTCCTAAAGTATCCACTGCATTCGCATATGAGGCAGTATCGAGACCTAATTTTCCAAATATAAATGCTTGCTCTCCTAAGCTTTTAGTAACTTTATCTGCATCCTTTCCTTGGTTGACCATAACAGATCTTAAAGTTTGTGAATGCGTAATTATATCTGTCATGGATTTGCCTACGGTTGCAACGGTGGCGCCTAAATCTCTATTTTCATTAGTAATTCCGATCAGCGATTCGGCATAAGTTTTTTGGCTGCCAACTAAAACACCAATGGCTGCGTCGGTATTCATAACATTACCAGTTAATTTAGCCATTTCGGCACTTTGCTCGCTTACTTCTCCGTAAGCAGTTTTGCCTTGGCCGATAAGGCCGGTGGCGGCCCCGGCGGCGGCGCCTGCAACTGCTGAAGCAGGGCCGGTGCCGGCACTTGCGGCAGTAAAGCCAACTTGTCTTAAAGCCCAAAGAAGGGCGCGGCCAATGGCTCCTGCACCCGGCAAAACGGCGCCGACGGGCGGGGTGCCCGTGGGAGCAACTATGCTGGCGGCGGCTGGTTGCGGAATTGTTGCTCCTACTACGGGCTTGCCACCAGCTTCTGGGCTCAATTTTTTTGCAGCTTTGGCTTCCGCTAACCTTGTTTTTTCAAGATCTAGTCGTTTTTGTTCGATGCGTGTTGACTTTTCTAGAGCTGCTTGCTCTTGTTTTTGTAATTTAATGCGCGTTTCAAGGTTGTTTATTTGTTGAATGGCCGTCGCTTTGTCTTCTTTGCTTAAAGTCGTATTTTTTTCTAGCACTGATCCTATATTTTCAAGAGTGCCCAACATAGCTTCATTTGCTAAAGCAGACTTATCGGTTAACTGGGCCATTTGTAAATAGGGCCCAAGCGTGGCGTCTACGGCTTTGGATAAAGATTCGTATGCTTCGGCGCCTCTAAGCAATTGCTCTGTCATGAGTTTCGCAGCTTCCGCACCGTCACTCAATTCTTTGCTATAATCAGAAATAGGCTCTAAGAGTTTTCCTAAATCTTGCCCCATCGCGGCCAATGTCTTGTTCGCGTCATCTAATATTTTTTTAATTGCTTCTGCGTTTTCGCGTGTTGTTGCCATAAAAAGCCTCTTCTATAAAAAACTACTTCACTATAATTAGTTGAGGTCTTGATTTTTTAGATTATTTTGATTAATTGCGGGAGGGGGTGTTGGCTTCTGCTTCGTCTTTTTTTTGTTTTACAAGTCTATTGAAAAACCAGGTACGTAAACCAACTGGTAAATTATAAGCTTCAATGAGGCTCCAATTGCCATGATATTTTAACAAAAAGAATTGTTCGTAGACTTGTTCCATGTACTCATGCGTTAAACCAAAAAAAGTTAGCAGTGAGAGGAACCTCCATGGTCCCCTCATAACCACATTCTGAGCAACCAAAAGGATGCTTCATATCGAGTGATGGTATTAAATCATCGTACACTTTTCTTATATAACGAGTATGTAAAGCTGGTAACGTATTAATAAATTCATTCAATGGGGAGGGCTCTCTAATCCCATTAACTGAAACAATCACAAACCTTAAGAAGTCCGTTACAGTAGTTTCTGGAAAGTTTCTTTTCTTTTTATGTTCTTGGGTTCTTAAAACCTTTTTTTCGTCGTGACCATTTAAAAATTTAACTTCAACTGTGTATTGTGTTTTTGGCAATGGCACCAAAAAAGTGCCTTCTTCCGTTTTTTTAACATCGTGTTCTTCCATTCTCTTTTCGGTGGGAAACTGTAGTTCTAAAGAATCTAGATCAAAAGAATATTCTTGGGTACTTTCACATTGAGGGCAATTAACAGATGTTTCATAAATAGTTCCATAAGCATGGGCCCGGGCCGCAATGATTAGTGCGTTTTTGTCTCCTAAAAGTAAATCATTTACTTTAATTCTTTTATCTACTAAAATATTTTCAAGCATTCTTTCAAGAGCCATCCCTTTTTTTAACAAAGTTACAGAAGTTAAAATATCTTCTTCTTTTGCAGTCATATGCTTAATCTCTACAACGCCTTGGCCGTGCAGGGGATTATCTGGTGTGTAGAATTGTCCTTTGCTCGGAAGCTCTACAAATTCTGTAGGGGTTATAAACTTTAAAGTGCCTGTTTCCAAAATAGGTTCACTATTTTCTTCTGTGACGGGGGGATTGGCCCCGAGTCTATTTTCATTAGATCTTGTATTCATCTTTACCTCGTATTTTATTTAGATTTTAAATTATTTTTAATGGATTCTACCAAGCGATCCATTTATCACCATATTTTGTAGCAAGTCGGTCATCGCCGCTAGCTGCAGCTTGTAACCTTCTATTTAATTCTCTGTTGCTCCATCCTTGCTCAAATTGAAAATTTTTATACTCAAATTTTAAATTTACAGTACCAAAACCAGTTCCTGCATAATCAATCTTTGAAAAAGTTGCACTTGTTAAAACTGGTTGATATATACTCCATTCTCCGACCGCGTCCCCTTTGTCGTTTATTTCTAAAATTGAAATAATGCGGGGACCACCTTGTGTGTATCCTTGTATAAACAATTGATACGCTTTATTGGCTGCGCCTTCTTCCATTGCCATCGCAGTTTCTTCGTAATTCCATGTTTTTTGCATCATTCCCAATGCAGCATTAACATGGCCCGTAGTATCGGGCCCTTGTTTGTGGCCTATGTTCGCATCGACTAAAGTAACTTCAATTGGCGCTGTAGTAAATTCTTGAGTAGGATAATCTATTTTAGCATAATCTCCGGAGCGCAATTGATATTCAGATTTTTGCGTTCCAATAGTATTATAACCTGGTCTGCTAAAACTTTTAACCATAAAAGGTGGAAAAGCGTTGGCGTCTGTTCCGCCGAACATAAAATCACTAAATAATAATAGACCTTCAAAGACTCTTTTAGGTCTTACTTGGGTGTTGCTCCAAAATTGCCATGCGCCTGGTGAAAAAATATCAACCATTTTATATCTTATAAGCCTGTGGCGCCCATTTCTTCTCTATATTTATTAATTGTTTGCGCTTGGTCTGGTCCGTTACCCATAATTAATTGCGGTATTGGATTGTTGGCATTTTGTGGTGCACCTTCATATTGAGCCCAGTCATATCGGAATGTTACGCTTACATTTAACATTTCATCAGTATTATAAGCTAGCTCTCCAAACTTGGCATCTTGAATCCAAGCATTATACAAACTCCACTGATCGACTATACGACCTTCTGCATCTAATTGTGCAATGGAAGGAATTCCAAGGGCAGCAACTGCGTTTGCTTTGCTAAAAGAAATTGTTGCAGCTTCTTCTGTTCCGGGAATGGCGTAGCCAGAGGCTTGTAAAATTTTAATTATTTTGGCAGACGCATCTGGATAAACGGGATCTACTAAAGTCACTGCAACTTCATTCCAAGTTATCTTGCCCGGATAATTAAAAGTGTGTCCAATATAATTATGAGCTATATTAGTTATCGTAAAGCTTGGTTTAGCTACGGTTTTAACAACATACGTTGGAATTTGATCAAAGATTAATATCCATCGAAAGCTTCGCTTAGGATCAACCGTAGTTGAACTCCAAAAATTGCTGCCTGCGCCCATTTTTAATTTCTCCTTTTTGTTCTTCTATTAATAAATAGAATCAAATTAAATTTTTAGTCCTCAAAAGATGCTCCTGAATCCGTAATAATGAAATCGATTGCGATAAATTCAATGGCCCGGGCCGGTTTCACATATATTTTTGCATACAATATGTTTCGATCAATAAGGTCTGGAGTGGTAGTTGTCTCATCCAAAATCAATTTATAATCAGTAATTCCTAAGCCTGCTTTTACATCACTCAAGAACGGCTCGACCTTTCCTTTAAACCTATTCCAGGTTGTTTGAACATTTTGATCAAATAAAATCGTAGCCGCAAATCTTGAAATTTGTTTCTTCAAGAAAATTACCAAGCGGCGAACATTAATTCTATCTAGAGCCGAAGGGGTTAATTGTAAAGTTTTCTGACCGAAAATTACAATGCCTTCTGCCGGGAATTTTGCAATTGGATTAATGCCTGCCTCATAAAGCCTATCTCGCTTTCTTGATGTGAGACGTTCTTCTATACCAACGACTGGGAGTCCTCCAGCGCGATTGGCACTAAGTCCGCCGCGTGTAAAGCCAGCCGGGGCGAACCAAAGTTGTGAATTTGCTTCGCTGTACGCCATGGCGCCCAGCGCGACTACTGATGGAGGTGCCCAAAGAGTGGCACCGTTAACAGTGTCACGAATTTGAACCCATGGGTAATATGTACATCCGTAGCTACTATTGATTTTTAAGTAATTTCTCTTGTTGCTAATGACGTTGTTAACATCTCCCTTTCGATCAGTTTTAGCTTGTCCATTTTCAGTATCAGGCTTATAACCGTTTTTCAAGTCAATGACTGCCAATGCATCCCCTCGATTTTCACACATTTCTACTAATTTTGTGTTAAGAGTGTTATTGGTCAATCCTGGCATTGATAGCAAATTATATTCAACAATCTCGGGATCCCGCAAAGAGTCTATAGCTACATTAATAGAGTTGAAAGCAGCATTAGTAGTTTCTCTTTTTCCTTCTAAATCAGTATTGTTGAATGGGTCTCTTTCTGTAATGTCTAGACCATCCTGGCCTCCATGTAGACAAGTCGTAAATTGATCCCAGCCTGCGGTGGGGCCGCCGTCAACTTGATCAACTACATTCAAATAAGATGCCGAAACGGGGCCGGCCGTGGTTGAATTGGCGCCAGATCCAGTATGCGCAGTATAAGAAAGGCCGGCTGCGCGGGAGCCGGATGCATAAACTGCGTCGGATCCATATGCGCCGTCATATGAGGAAGCAGTGGCGTGAACGTTTCTTACGTCATCTAAAGAAAACACCCAAGAATTCTCCGTAATGCCAGATTCTGCTTCCCAGTTGTCTACATCTTCTGCTTTGCCTCGAAGCACATCATAAACGCTGTGGTCAAATCTTGAACTACGATAAGTGGTGTCAACACCAAAGCAAGCATCGCGGGGGTCATTTAACGTTTTACCCTCGGAAGAACTAGCGCGGAGTCTCAACTTTGGAAATTCATATCTAGAATTAATGATGTTTCCATCGGCGGAAGCATTAAATGTGCCAGTTGATGGGTCTGAAATTGGGTTTTGGCTCCCGGATTCTACGAATGCGCCGGAATTGAGCGTTGGGGCGGCCGAATAATCAAATGTCATTAGAGTGCCGCCGAGCGTAACGCTTCCGCTCGTAGCAAACCCAACATATCGTGGTGGCCCATAAACGCCGAAAGGAAGTAAAGTATCCCCTGTACTGCCGCGGTCTACAAGTTCGTTCATTTCCACGTAAATATAATCGGATACATTATCATATTCACCGTAGTAACGGTAACGACGATCATCATCGCTCCATCGCTCAAATTTATTGCCAATTTTTTTGGCAATATAATTATCCGAAGATGGATTTAAATTACAATTATTGTATTGTTCTAAAATATCAGGCGCAGCGTCGACATCTGAAATTTTTCGAATTGCTACCGTAAAAGTACCATAAGAATTCTGTGGATCTTCTGATCCTTTAATATCTTTAATAGAAATTTTTACTTTGCGTTGAGTTTCTTCACCCAGTTCGCGGGCTGCAAGTCGAAATAGTTTTTGCATATTCTCTGGGGCATAAGAAGAAGTATCGCTTGTGGTGTCTTGTGAAATAAACCATCCTGTTTTTGCAAACTGATTTGTTGGACTTTTAGTGGGGCTCATTCTGAAATCGGCGCCATCCGTAATTCCATTAGGGGTCGCAAGCCTTAAAATAGTCCCATAACAATTTGAAGGTATAGATCCACTAATTCCTATGCCGGAGCCGCCTTCGGTGGTGCCTTTAAACGTGCTTAAGTTGCCTTCAAAGCTTTCACCAAGCCAGTATGTAAGTGTAGTTCCACCGTCTGGCGTAAGGTCTCCATTAGTTAAAGTCGGATTAGTGTTAAACACTTTTCTAATAAATCGTGGTGAATCCGGATTAAAATTAAATGAACTATTAATGGCAGCTGACGAGCCTGAATTAATGACAACTTTAAAGGAAGGACCACTATCAACGGCTCTAATCCAGCCGGCCATAGAGGCGCCGTATGTGGTACTGCCGGTGACAATTGTTTGCCCCGAAAGAGCAATCGAACCGTGATCCAAATACCATATAGCCGCTAAAGTTCCGAGAGAGGCGGATGTCGCGTTAAACTTGGAAGATCCTGTGTTTTGTGCAAGCCCTGTGCCATCGCTTGCGCCGGCTTCGAGAGGCCCTGCTCCACTGCCGAGTGGGCCTTCACAGACAAAAAGGCCGTATGCGCCGCCGTTGGTTGTTGCGGTCGTGGTTGACTCTATTTTATCAGTTTTCCATCCGGCATACGCCGTACTTACTGCGGCGTTGGCGTTAGTTTGCCCCAATAGGCGGACCATGGTCACTGGAGAATTGTTTCGAAGCCACGCTTGTGCTGCGTATGCTGCATAAGTAGGGGCTGTAAAATTTCCATAGCGCCAAACGTCGCCGGCCGATTGTCCTGGGTCAGGTTTGCCGAAAATATCAACGAATTCTGAGAAAGAATTAACTTGGACTGGCTTCAAAGCGGGGCCTTGAGAAAGTTTCCCAATCAATGCTGGGCCTGTCGCGGCCGGCAGAGCGGGTAATTGTGAGTTGTCAATCTCGGTAATAAAAATACCGGGGGACATAAACTTAAATTTTCTATATGACATGTGCTAATTCTCCTTTGGCTAACACGGCTTTTTCTTTAATAAATAGTAATAAAATAATGCAAAAACCTTTTAAAAGGCTTTATTCTCTGTAAAAGCCATTATCTGGCTTATAATCCCGTATATCTCCCATAATTACTTTCTCGCGCGGCATTTTAACTTCAACTGCGTTCTCTCGTCGAATAATTTTAGGACGTTCTTGATTCTCTCCTTCTCCGATCAAATATCCTAATACATCAAAATTAATTTGCGTTTGATAAGTTCTTTCTTCTTTATCATAAGAACCAACGTTATTTTCTAAACTTAAATCAGAACCCATAAATGTTTCATACGAGTGGCCATCGCGCTTAATTAAGAAAGAATTAATGTGACCACCCAATGTTAGAAATGGTTGCAGCATTTGATTCATGTGCTGTTGATAGTTTGTTTTTAAAGAAAGAGTATACCTAATATACGTGTATATGGGTTGTGGCACGTATAAGGTCTCGACTACAACTTTTTCATTCTTTTTGATTTTTGGGTAATAAGCTTGCCTGCCTGGTGTTCTACGAGTATTATTAAACCTCTTTCTGTTGTCTGCTGCTGAAAAATTAGTTGTTTTATCTGAAACGATCCTTCTTCCGACTACAATTCGGCCGCCATGGTAAGGTCCGATCATAAAAGGCGGCGCGCCAAAATATTTACCTTTTTTAGTTAAATCTTTAGTAACAGATGTTCTTTCAATGCTCATAATTGGATAAATTAATGTACCATCTAAATCATATAATTCCTTCTTCTCTTTTGCAAAAAATGCGCGCTCCGGCGATGCCCACATCAAAGGAACTTTTTTCCACCCTTTATTAGTATCACAAAAAATGTTCATTTCTTCATTAACGAAATCATAAAAAGCAAAATCAATTGTTTCTAAATTTGAAGGTTCTATTTCTACTTCATGAATAACATCATTAGCATTTTCAATTCCTGTGTAAGAATAATCAACTGGCATCAAAAGTTCCCTCTCTAGCTTTTACGCAATGTGCTTCGATTTCAAAAACACGGTCCCAGCCGGCCCATGCCTGCCCAAATATTTGTTTTGGATAGTTGAGAGTTAAAATTTCAAAATGGTCTTGGCCATATAAAACAAAGTCACCTTCTCTCACATATAAATCTTGATCTTCCGTTAGCCGTCTTCGGTGAAATTTAACTATTATTGTTAATCTTTTATCAATACCGAGTTTTGTTACAGTGGTGGCATAGCCTTCCCATGTTACAAGCGCATAAACTCTTATAGGTGCTAAAAAATTTTTCTCGACGGCCTCTCCATACAAAGGGTGAAAATTACTATTTTCAACACTAATAGGATAATAAATAATTTCTTGACCTATGACGCGCTCTATTAATTCGTCATTTACTTGTTTTACAAGATCACGTTCTTTTTCGCCTAAAAATAGGGGCGGCGGTGGAGCGGCTGGTTGAGACCATTTATTTTTATCTGGAGGCATCACATATTACCCCACGTATACCTTTAATGGAATATGTTTTTCAATAGTATTTACTGATTCCATTAGCTTCGCGTCGTCTTCCATCAACTTCGTATACGTCAACTCATCCAAAATGGTTTTTAACTCTTCTCTCAAGTCTTTTTGTTCGGTTTGGCTTTGAGTAACTAAATCTTTACCGTCTAATGTGACACTTTCGCCAGGAATTGGAATTGAGCCAAACTTACTTCTAACAGTACCAAGCGTTTCTTTAGACAATGAAAGTGCAAATCTTCGAATCCATTGTTTTCCTATGGAGTTAATATTTTCATAAGGAAGATTTTCATAAGGAAGACTGTTTAAATTATTAATTCCGTCTGTTACAGTGCCTCCGCCGCGGCCGTCTGTGTCTCCAGCGTCCCACGGATCTGGGTCTACAAAAAATTCTACCCAAAATTGGGAGGGGCTTGTTTTGACAACATTTGGAAATAATCTTAATCTATTATTTTTTATTTCGTACGAATAATGCGAATTCCTTGTGTATATTGCGTCTTCAAAGGCCATGGCTTGTGCTTTGTTTTGCCATGGCGGAATTATTTGAAATGTCGAATCATCTGTCCATTGTCCGTAGCTAGATAGGTCTCCCACAGTATTTAAGCCGCCATAATATCCATAAAATCGCCACATAGCTTGTGGTGTCTTATAATAAACTTTTGTTACATTAATTCTTTTATTGCCTACAGGGTTAGATGTGCCAAAAGTCCCACTTGCAGCAGAAGAAGAAACAATTTGTTGTAAATCATAATCTTGTTTCCCGTCCGTGCCTTCGAATGAAGCAGAATAAATTGTTACCTCTCCACCGAAGCCAACTTCTGTGGAGGTACCGTATCCAACTCTTCGAGCGTACGCAAATTCAAAGCGAGGAAATTTAAGATTAATATTTTTTCCATACAATTCATCGCCGGTTTGAATTTGACCGTCATGATCAAAAGTGCCGGTAGTTGCGCCTAATAAGTCTGATAGTGTGTTTTTCGCTTGGTGTAAATTAAGGATATAAGAATATTCTAATACGGACTCTTCGTACGCTGCATATATATTATTATTGGTTAATTCAATATCTAGTATATCTCCGCCTAGTTTTTTATATGTATAACTAACTTGCTCGGCGGCGCCGGAGCAAAAATATTGTGAGAATAAAGGAGACGTGCCGGCGGAGTAAAGGCCAAAAGGTAAATTACTATTGTCTGCTACATCACTAGCTAAACTTCCAGTTGAAAGCGTGATTGCGCTTGTTTGTGACCGTGGATTTAAAGTAGGTAGCGCCATTCATTTAGATCTCCTTACTATAAATAGTTGGAGAGATCGGAAAAGCTATAGAGAAAACCTGTTATTAGTCTTCTTTCTTCTTTTTCCAAAAGGGGTTTTTTTTAACCTTCTTGGCTTTTTTAGTTGTTTTTACAGTTTCTTTTACTGCGCCGGTCGCTTCTTCGGCTGCTTTTTTAGCAGCTGCGACTTTTCTTGTTAACCAAAGTTTTTTCCATTTTTTACCCATGATAAGTCTCCTTTCTAATAAATAGTCTCTAAAACCCAAAATCTCAAAAAATTGAGCGCGTAAAAATTTGGCATATTCGCTTTTTTGAAATAAAAAAGCCCTCGCCTAGGGCGAGGGCTTTAATATTAGATTAAAAATCTATCTTATGGCTTACGTGCCACTCTCACCAAGGAGTCCACGAACGACGACAAGGCCGTACATATCGGGACGAACCATCTTCTTGGCATATCGAGTCATGACACCCTTGCGGGGCACGAAGTCTTCAATACCGAAGATTGTGGGAGTAACTTGCAATGGCACATAAGGGGCATATACATAGCCACTTTCGAGGAAGCTATTACCCTTACGGCCAACCAGCAATAAATTACGCGGGAAGTAAGGATCGACGTAAACGTCAAATTTCTTACTCACGCTACCAACTTTTTGTGTGCCTGCAACGCCTTTGTTGTCATCAGCAGTTACACTAGCTCGGAAGCCAGCAGTAAACTCCATAATGTTTGCAACTTCAGGAGAAGTAACGACAAAGTTAGCACCACCGCGTAAAGTCTTACGGTGAATCTGAGCGGAAACATCATTGACGGTCTCAATGAGAGTCTCATACCACTCAGAAACGGTACCGGTGAAGTCTGGAGCTTTTGCCGAAGCGCCAACTTCTTGCCCAGTAGTTCGATGAACAAACAAACCAGGCGAACGGGACCAGTAATAAGTAGAAGCTGTTGCGCCTTTGATGAGATCTTCCATGATCTCTCGGTCAATCTCAAGAGCAATTTGCTCAGAAAGAATTGACGTAAGCTCAACTTCAGCATCCAGATTGTGATAGGCATTAAGATCCTGACCAAGTTCTGGCGTCCATTTGGCTTTCAGCTTTTTAGTGACTGCCGTGACAGATACTGAATCGACCTTGAGGTCAATTTCAGGAATTGTTTCATTATCTTCCAATCCCCAAGGATCCACGCCAACAACGGAGCCGAGTGCATTCGCATTCCCGGCAGCTGCAGTGCCACCGAAATTATCAGTAATTGGGAATGTATATGCCTGAGTAGAACCCATTGAAGTCCTAATATTAGCTACGGTACCGTTCTCACTCAAGGCGACGATATAAACAGTACTTGTGGCACTAGAGCCAGAAAATGCTGTCAATCGACGTGCTTGACGGATCGATCCGGTAGCCAACGCTAACGAATCATCAGTATACGTACCCGGTGCACCAGAATTTGTAGCTACAAGCGCAACCAAATCATCATCATTAAATGCGCCACCGTTGGTAGCGCCAGTCGTCTCAACTGTCGCAATTACGAAAGAAGTGCCGTCCGTGCCGGCGGCGCCGGAGACGAGAGCTGGATCGTATTGCAGAAGATTATTAATCTCAGTTGTTGTCAAACTAGTAGTCGTGTCGGTTGGATCAAGTGCGTGGGTGTTACCCCCCCAAGTTCCAGAAGCCACAAAATTGTGAGTAATGGTATCCGAGCCGGTTGGCGAAGAATAACCATTGTTCAAGCTATAAAAGCTTTTCTCAGAATTAAGGCCACTCAAGTCAACACCACCAGTGATTTGTTGGCCGACTTTTCCGCCGCCATACAATGATGCATTGGCGACTGCACTGTAGCGTTCGTTAGCGAACGTAAAGTCCATAAAGAAAATGAGTCCCGAAGGGAGACTCATTGGCTGTACACTAACGAGTTCGTTAGCAATAAGGCCACCAAATACTCGACGAACAATGGGGAATGCAACGGCTGCAAAACCTTCAACATCTCCACCGGCCATCGTCGAAGCTTCACGAAGAAGCTCCTTGGCTTGGTTTTCGAGCAGACGAGCCATATTATGCTTGCCCGACTCTCCTCCAAGACCTTCAAGAAGACCTGTTTTGCCCCATTTACTGAGCAGTGCAGCGCCTTCCTTTTTGAGATCGCGATTAACGATCCCTTCAGTTAATTTTTGAAGTACTGACATTTTTTCTTTTCCTCCTTTATTTATCAGTTATTCCAGCGAGAGCTTTCATTCTCGCCGCGAGAGTATCAACCCTCTTTTCCTCTTTACGAGGCATAAAGGCTGAAGAGCGCTTTGTCACAACTTCGTTCAGTGATTTTGGCTGGCGCTTTGGAGCGCTGGCACCCACTGCACTTTGAAGAGTTTCGTATATAATTTTTGCTTCTTCAACAGTATTCGCTTTCGAAATAGTCTCGACAAGTCTATCTTTTTGCCGCTCATTCAGGGAGGCGCTATTTAAAATACGATTTTGATAATGTAGTCTTGCATTTTGCAGACTACTTTCCTCCAATTGTTGTTTCAATTGAGGGAAAACTTCTTGATATTTGTTTAGTTTTTGTTCTAAAAATTTTAATTTATTGTTTAATTGTTTGTGTTCTTTTTTGGGCTCATCGGGCGTAGGGGGGCCATGAATTCTTCCGCTTGGCTTTTTGCAAACACCATGTTTATTATCATCGGCGTTGACATATTTTCCGGGGAGCCAATCGTAGTTTTTTGGACATTCTTTTTTCTTCTTTGCCTCTTTTGTTTCCCATTTTTGTTTTAGTTGTTCTTCGAGACCGGCAGTTTCGACTTTCGAAGGAGGGCGCTCCTCAAAAAGATCATCCATTTCTTCTGCTAAGATATCTCGGATTGCTTTTTCAAGGCTTTCTTGTTGTTGTACAGATGGCGCGCAGTGTCCTTCAACGCACTCCTCGTCTGCACCGCAATCCTGATTGTCCGTGCATTCGTCCCTTTGATATGCTTCACCTTCTTTTAGAGGATAACCCATTTCTTCAGCAAATATCTGATTCATTGTTTCTTCTATCTGGTTAGATGCTGTATTCTGTGAGGTGCCATCAAGATCTTCCATCAGAATATCATCAATTTCATAATTTTCTTCATCTTTTCTTGTTGTTTTTGCTATTTTATTGGATTTTGCTTGCACCATCTTTTGAATTGATTCTTCTAGCTTATCTAAATCAAGACTAACAACATCTCGATCTGCAGTCGTTGTAGCATAAGGAGTTTGTTTTACAAGCGATTCGCCTTCGTGTGTATCTGTGCCCTCTGATTCCATATCGATTAAACCAGCGGATGGGTCTAGCCATCCGGATGGATTTTCGCCGGGCATTACTGTGGAAGGAGATGCAAAGGGTGTTGTTGGCGCCATTGTACCGACGTCGGGGAGAGGGAATCCAAGCGGATCCAAGCCGCCAAAATCTTGTTCTAAAATTAAATCAACTGCCTCCTTAATGTCCTTAGAAAAATGTTCAATAATTTTCTCTTCGGCACTCTTTTTGGCCGCTTCTTTTAAAGCCTCGGCATCAATAATGGCTTCTTCGAGCATGCTAGACATAAACCTTCTCCTTCGTTACAGGTATCTCATCACAATAAGTAGTTTGTTTGTTTGTAAAATTCCCTTATTAATTAGTGATTATGGTATATCTTCCACTATATCGCCGGCGTCTGTATTGGCCGGGGTCATATTGTGAGTATTCTCGCTCATATCGTAAACGCGTGCATTCGCATCAGTACTGTCCAAATTGTCCGCCAGGCCTGTGACCGCTTCGGCGCCGCAGCCGCCTGCTGATGAGGGGTTGACGCAGCCGTCGCCCATGCGCCACCAAGATACTATATTTGCGGCGGCCGAATGATCGGCGAGGTTGGTAGGATCCCCGCTATTATAAATATCTGCGATCTCTGAAGATGACAATGCTTTATCCCAAATACTCGCTTCATCAATGTTGCCATCAAACCCGGTGCCGGAGGACTGGAATCCAAAGGCCTGACCGCCGATTGTAACATCCGCCGTATTAACTATCGTAGCGCTCAAACCTGGGTCGTTATGATAATAGCCTAGGCCCGTTTGATTGACTCCATCCATCCAAATCTCTACATCGGCAGCGTAAAACGGGCCGGCTCCCGCGGGCTTCACGCAAATTACATTATGCCAGCTTCCATCCGCCCACGTCCCGCTAGATGGTTTGGCTTGTAAGCTATTAAGTTGATAAGAATTGTTTATCCAAAATTCGGGTTGGCTTAAGCCGCCGGCGTACGCCGCCGGAACCCATACGATGCTCCAGCCTTTGATGCCGTTCCAATTAGTAAATGGGGCTGTTTTACTTATTAATGAGGAAAAAGCAAGGGTATTGGTTGTTTTAAACCACACTGAGATAGAAAATGCATCGGTATACTCAAAATCAAAATCACTGTGGGTGTCCATCTCTAGCCTTTCTGTGGTCGTCCCGGACCCTTCACCCACAAGAATAGACTTAGTTTGGGCCCATGGAGTGGGAGCCCAACCCGAAGGTGGACTGACGCCTCCGATGTCTTTAATATTCGCTACGCTTACACCCGCAATTGTTTTAATGCTGGCTGCAGCAATGCCACCAATAGTTTTGACTACCATTAGCTAATCCCCATGATAGTTTTAATACTGTCGGCGGATATTCCCCCCACAGTTTTAACGCTGTCTCCGGCAAATCCTCCCACGTCTTTGATGCCCGAGGGAAAAGCAGCAGGCAATCCGTCGCTTAAATCCAGCCCTGCTCCGCTATTATAAAGACTCGCCACCTCATCAGGTGTGGCGGTTGCGTCCCATAGAGACACTTCGTCGAGATACCCTCGATAATTAGCTGAGTAAGGATTGGTGCAAGTAAATTGTGGGCCTGAGCCAAGCATCAAGGCGCAGCCCATTGTTCCGGCCTGCCAGGCGGCGGTGGCCCGGCTGACGTCGAGCGCGCCATCAACATAAAATTTCATGTTGCTCCCATCACATGTGATCACTACATGGTGAAAGGCCGAAGTATCGTTGCCCGCGACTGTAACTTCGCTGTACCAATCTACATCGGTGTCCGATGGGTGCCCATATCGCTTAAATCTTATTTTTTTGCTCACCCAGCCGATTAAAAAATCTTTTGCGCCGCTGCCGACTTCAGTACCCATAACATAATCACTGCTGTTGGCGTACTGGAGCTTAGTCCAATATGATATGGTAAAAACACCGCTGTTTATGAAAGAAATATCACTTGTGTCGCCACAAGAGTGAATACAATCAACGGGGATGGCATCGCGGTCCCCCTGGTAAGAATAAGAGCCGCGAACTTTCTCTGCTGTTTCATAGCTGCCGCCAACCAGGGTGCCGTTCATACCGTTTCCGGCATTTGAAGTGTCATTTGCGTTATTTTCGAATTGATAATAGCAGACCGGTTTGGAGCTTCCTAAAGCCATGGCTTAACTCAGTTCAATCCAGTTAGTTCCGGGATTGAAGTAAATGAGATTGGGATCTGCGCCTGCATAGCCCACAATGCGCGCATAACTGTCCGTTGCAGTGGGTGCCGCGCCGCTCATGTAGCCGCCGCCGGACCCTGATTCGATGTAAACTGCGCTGCCGGTGATGAAGGACCCGTTGAATCTTTCCGTATTAACCCATCCGCGGATTAACATGCCGCCGGCGTCTGATTCGGATCCTTGCGCGCTAGTGCCCAACGCAATTGCCAATAGGCTGTTATTGCCGGAGCCGGTTGCGTGAGCGGATGCGCTCATCCATTGGCCACTGTTGTGTAAATAATAAATAGCGCCGGAGAGAAGTCCCGTATCGTTACCAAAACTAACGACGTCGCCGCCGCCGGCGTTGCTATCTAGGTCCGGGTTCCAGCGAACATCTAAGGTAACTTTTGGGCTAGTTGTGCCAACACCGACTCGGCCGACGTCACCAGAATTACTTCCAGTGACCTGGCACATTAAAACTGTTTTGCCTTGGTCTTGATTTACTGTGCCCCCTTCAACTCTGAGTACAACTCCATCGCCTCCCTGCCCATCATAGTTCGGGGCTATCCCTATGGCCGCGGTGCCGGAAAGGTTAATCGTCCCAGTAAAAAGGGTTTGCGCATTAATAAAAAGTTGCGATTGTGTTTTATCAAAAGTGAGGTTGGCCTCGCCGCCAAAGCTGCCACCATCATTGAATTGAATTTGAGTATCTGAGCCCCCGGGTGAGCCTCCGCCGCCAGAAGAGGCAGTTAAAACTAATTGACCCTGGTTGTTGACGCCGACATAACTGCCCGGGCCTGCGATTGATCCGCTAGCGATTTCGTTAGCAGTTATGGTACCTGAAAGGTTAATTCCGTTAGTGGAACCTGAAGTGGATTCGATTATAAGGGCGCTTTCTCCTGCGCCCCAACTAATATAGCTGTGGCCTTGGCCCGACTCGGGATTGGAAAGAAGACTTCCTGTCCCTAGCCAAAGCTTTTTCTGCCCGTCGATGATGAAGTCGGCCGAAGTGCGCACTTTCTTAGCGGCGGTGTTGACACCAAAGTAGAGACCATTTTCTGGGTCTCCTTGGCCGGTGTCGGAACTTCCGGAGATTACAAATGCACCAACATTACCATCGGGTATGTGAAACGCCGCGCCGCCGCCCGAAACATCCAATAAATAAGTAGGAGCATAGTTGGCTCCGATCCCAACATTACCATTAGCGTCAACTTGCATTTTAGTGGCCGAAGCTATCTTAAAAGTTATGTTATTGCTGCCTTTGGCATTTAATTCAGTTGAGCCAGGCTGGCGCTGGCGCAGACAAAAATCTGTGTCGTTGGCGTTATCTTGGTGACAGAAAATAGCCATGTCAGAGTTTGCGCCGTCGTAGCCTAGGTGCGTACGGCCAATTTGAGCGGAAGCATCTTGGTCATCCATAACTAATAAGGGAACTGCAGCAGGGCCCGTTAAGGTGAGCGTTCCGCTTAAATAGTGAGACCCGGTGTGATGAATGGTGCCGGTAACTGATAGTGCATTGGTCGATCCGTTAAATATGAGGCTTGATTCAATGCTTGCTGTTCCAGCGCTTTTATATGTTGCAACACCGTTTGCAGTCGAGCCATCAAAACTGATCCCCCCGCCGCTTCCGCCGGCTGGGAGATTTGTGAGGGCGGAGCCGTCGCCGGTAAATCCGACCGATGACGAAACAGCGCCTTGTACGTGCACGCTTCCTGTGAACTCGTGAGTGGTGGTAGTATCGCCTGACGCAATTGTTGATCCTGCAGTTTTTTTACCGCCCGATTGAAAATCTGATGGCATTGTGTTTGTTTCTCCTACTCAGTTAGACCAGAGCCAGTTAAATCATACATGTGATGGGGGTCAATTCCAGTCAAGTTTGCGACCACTTCAAAACCGTCATCAGCGTTGCTGACAGAAACACAACTAATAAAAACACCTGTACATTTGTGATGAAAAGTATAGCTCTGGTCGTCCGCTTGTAATGTAACGTAGTGATGACCGCCGATGACGTTAGTAGAGCTGGTTGAAGCGAAATGTAGCCTCAATACTGGGCCGTTTCCGGATCCAGAGGCTATAACTGTAAAATCTCTTGTCACAAAAGGAAAATCGATTTGCGCTTCCAGGCCCGCGCCTAGTATCGAACCTGTTATATAAGGATGCCCTGATATTTGATATGAGCCTACATTTCTTAGTCCGACTCCGGATCCTGGGTTAAATACCATCTTAAATCTCCTTTATATTAAATAGTTAGTTTAATTTCTTTTCTCTTTCGATTCTTAACTTCTCTAAAACTTTTTTTCTTTGGGCGCGTTCTCTCTTTCGTTTAATCGAAGGCTTCTCATATCGCATACGATCTTTAAAGTCTTCAATAATTCGTTCTTTTTTGCATTTTTTTGTAAATCTTCGAATCATTCTTTCTATATCTTCATTTTCATATCTTGGTTTAACTTCTACATTAATAGATCTTACAGCCATTTAATTTTGCCCTCTTTTAAATAAGATTTTTCCACTTATCGCCTCCTAGCGCCATGATCCCAGATATATCAACACCAGAATCATCCGGAGCTGTTCCGGCGAGGGGGCCATGAGAAGGACTGGTCCCGGGATTGCCCCCTTCTGTTAGTGGTTTTACACCTTCAAAAATTTCACTACCAAAACCAGTTGCATCAAGGACTTTTCTTTTTTGCTCTTTCGCCCTCTGGTATTTTTCTTCTTCTAACCGGTGTTTTTGCTGTTCAAGCAATTTTTGTTGTTTAGAATTGTCTTGTATGCTATTTTCTGTCAACACGGGTGACATTCCCTTGACCACTTCTGCGACAACATTAGAAAGAATTCCTTCTTCTAGAAGGGTTTCTCTAACACATTGTTTAATCAATGGCTTAAGGATGGTTTTTAATTCTGATCTTTTCATATTCCCTCTTTTTATAAAATATTATTAAGTGCTCGGTGGATTCTATCACCTTTTGTGAAAATTTGATTTAAATTTCTTTCCAAACCTTCGCGCATAATATAGGCACCCCTGCAGGACGGCTCCGACACAGCGTCGAAACAAATTAATTGAAGATCTTCTTGTACTATCTGAGACCCTTTATCTTTGTCTTCTTTTAGAGAACCCAAAGCTCGGGATGAAAAACCGAACATTACGCCGCTTTCATAAAGTCCTCTCAAAATATTTCCTGCTGGGGTACTTAAAACTTTAATAGATCCAAGAAGGCTTTTGCCGTCCCACCAAACTCTAGAAACCATGTGAGAAGCGTTTTTAAGATTGATTACACTTTCATCTGGGTGGTCGCACTCTCCGATGGCTCGACCCTCTTCAACCAGTTTCATATAATTTTTGACTTCACGCGTTAATACCTCATGAGGATATATTCGTCCATTACCATTAAGGGCGTCTGATTCTTGTAGTTTTGCGGGGAAAATTAAACCGCCCGAAGCGTTTATTTTCTTTTCTCCCTCTGTCAAAAGATCTTGACAGCCGCGTTCATCACATTTTAATTCATAAAATTCTCGTAAAAGTACTTTTGACATTTACTTTCCCTCTTCTGCGGGCGCGACCCGCGCGATATTAGAGCCGCCGCAACAGTGAGCAACCGGTCGCAACATCCATCTTTTCTTAATCATGATTACATTCTCCTTCATTCTTGTGGGTTATTTTAAACCCGAAATCATTAGCCAGAACACTCATTAAATAAGTAGTTCCAGATCCTAAACATCCTAAAATAAGCGCATTGGCTACGCTATACTCAAAAGTAAATAGTTCTGTGTGTCTATTAATTCCAAACAAAAACATGCCTGCCCAAAAGCCCATACACAACGGGCAATGAAATAATTTTCCAAAACCATGTAGCCAATTTTTTGAAGGGCGTATTTTATTGAAAATTGAACCGAAAATTAAAATTTGAGTTAAGCCATAGGCTGCCAAGATAAAATATATTAATTGCATTCACACCTCTTTATTCTTGATACATTCCATATAAGCCATATGCCGTATTGATACCAGCATATTGGGTCATGGTACCTTTGCGTTTCTTGTGTGGCACTTGGCCAAGTTTAGTAGAATCTTCTTCATCTGGCTCTAAAAGCTCTTTCTCAAAATCATTCTCATATTTTTTAATTGCTTGATAGTGTGGTTGCTCTTCTAACAAGAAATGAACTATTGAATATAAAGTCATTTGAATAGAATCAACTTTGTCAGGCTCTGTGCTTTCTAATATTATCCCTTCTAAAGAACCGTAAATGTTGCCTCCATGAACTGTGCTGGGATCAACGACGCCTTTTCTGCTGAGATGGCTAAAAAGACGTGATTGCGTGGCATATATATGGTCGCCATATTGCTGTTTTGCTATTGCTAAAACTTTTTTATTTTTAGGAGATAGAACAATATCAATTTCTGGGTGGTCTAAAATTAATATATTGCCGTCTAAGGTTTTACGTGCTCTTAACTTTAATCGTGCATCAACAGGATTTTCAACTTGTACTTTAATAGTCATTATGATTCGATCTCGCTAGCTAAAGTTTGTATTTTTAAAATCTGCTGTAAAAATTCTCTATTGATTGGCTTTTGGTTTGATTCTTCTAAATGTTTTTTGATTTCTTTCATTTTAGAGGCCATGCTCTTATCTTGTTTAAGCTCATCTAACTCGAAAGAATTATTAATTTTTTTCTTTAAATTATTAATTTCTTCATTTAAGTAGATTTTAAAATCTACGCCGTTGTCTAGAAAAGAAAGAATGAACTTGTTAAGTAGTGCTTTTTGGTTTTCCAATAGGGCCTCATTATATTGTTTATTGAATTTCTCAACAAACTTATTTACAATAAGCCCAGATAATTGTGTTTTTTTCTGTTTTTCTGTCTTTTTCTCTGAAATTAATTTTTTTAATACGCTCTCTTCGAGTAACACGCGATTTTTTACACTCACATCTTCCCCAAATATCTGTGACAAGGTGGCAATATCTTTATAATTTGGAACAAAATTAGAAAAAACTGTTTTTGATAGTTCCTTATTTATTTTTTTAATTAAGGTGCTTTGCTCATTAAAGACATGTTTTAAATCTAGCTTTTTGTATTCTTTCTTTGTCTCTTGAATCAATTTTTCAGCGCTGTGTTGAGATAAGTTTTGTGATTCTAATAAATTTTTAAAAAGCTGTAGTTCTTTGCCGATTTCAGTTTCTATTTTAAAGCATTCTTTTAAAATAGAAATTACTTTATTTCGTTGAATTATATTTTTGTTAACAGTTTGTTTAACTGTCTCCCTCACCAACATTTCATAAAGAAGGGCGGTATTTCTTTTTTTATTGTGTCTTGGCATTGTCTTTTTCTTCCAGTTCTTGTATCAAGTTTTGTATGCTCTTATTCGTCTCAAGTAATATTTGTTCTTCATCATTGTAAATAGTATCTTTATTCTCAGAAATACCTTTTCCTAACCCAAGCAATTCAGAAGCGCCGGAGGGTAGCTGTCGTAATTGTCGAGCAGGTAAACGTGCCAGCTCATGAGATGCTTGTGCGCGGTAATGACGCTTCCGGGCACCGCTTTGACGTTTATCAGCTTTCACACGCTTGTACGCTTTTCCTTTTGATCCAGGAGTTGTGTAAGTGCCATCTGGCTGTACTTTGATCTGCATCCAAGCTTTATCATCGCGTTTCCCGGGCGCGGCTAAAAGTGCAGTTTCAGCCTCTGGGCCTCCTGCTGCCTCTGGCGGAGGGCCGGCGGTTGGTTCTTCGGGCACCGCTTCTGCTTCACCTTCTGGCATTCCTTCCATGGGCGCGGTTTCTTCTCCTCCAAGAGGCATAGCTCCAGGCATGCCGCCCATTCCACCCGGGGTTGCGCCGGCCGCGGCTGCTTCTCCTTGTGCGAGTGCTTGAGTAAAGTGCATATCATAAAACATTTCTCTTTGATTTCGTAAAAATTCTTCTTCAGACATGTCAAAAAGATTTCGAGCTAGCCACCGTTTACTGAAGAACCCTTCGGTAGCCTGTGCAGCCACTGTAAATTTAGTGTTCCATTGCTCAAGTTCTTGTAACTCTGCGATTTTAGAAGGGTTGTTTAATTTAAGATTAAAAGACAGTAAATCATCTCCTCTATAGCCAAGTGTATAGAGGTGAATAATTCCTATTTTTTCTAGCTCGGTTACAATAGACCTTTGAAGCCGCTGTACTGTTCTTGCAAAACGAATGTCTTTTTGTGCCAACGTTGCTTTGTCTTCGTCGCCCCCTTCTGCCCTAGACAAATAAGATGCTGGAACTTTTAATGCAGAAAACAGTTTATCTCTTAAGTATTTAACGTCATCAATATCGCCAGTGTAAGTGCCGCCGGCTAAACTAGAAATTTCGGTGCCGATGCCGCCGCGCATTGGAACAAAATAATCTTCTTCGATGCTTAATGGATTATAGCGCAAATCTACGCGGCCGGTGTCTGGGTCTACTACTTGATTTCTTTTCATAGAAGTTATGATGCGCTGCATATATTGTTCAACTTCTTGTGGTGGGATGTTGCCCACGTCGACTTTAAATATTCTTCTTTCTGGGGCTCGAACAATTCGGTATGCCATCATCGCATCTTCTAGAAGAACTAACTGGCGCCAAATTCTTCTCGCACCATCCAAAATAGAAGTTCCATACGGGGCAAACTTATCATTTCCTAAAACTCTAAAATGCCCCATTTGCCAATTCTCAAATGTTACGCCGCCGGAGTTCCATTGAAATTGCACATAATTTGGATTGGTTTTGTCTTCTCCTTCCATCCGCTCAATTTCTTGACTAGGGAGTCCAATGACTTGTTTAATGCCTAATTCTGAATCAACGTCAAGATACAAATAAAAATCGCCATATTTACACATGGTGCGGCACCAGCCAAATAAATTAAATCCAACATTTAAAACATTATAAAATAATGTATCTAAAATATTTTTCACTTCTTCATCGCTAGAATCGATTTGAAGAACTTTTGTAATGCCGCTGTGAGTCGTCATTTCATCAGCATAAATGTCTAATGCAGAAGAGATTTCAGGCGTATACTCCATTTGATCAAAGTCGGCATATCTCTGTAGGCGGGATTGTGTTCCCATCATATAAGAAGAATGATTATCAAAGGGGCTATAGCCGACTCTTTCGAACTTGTTACCAGCAACGTCTTTAAATGTTTTTGCGTATTTATCGAGGCGGCGGCGGCGGAGTTGTCTAGTATTTTGTGAACGATAATTAATTAAAGGCCCAGAAAATAATTTAGTTAATCTTTTATAAAGTGGAGAATCCGGATTTCGTGGATTTTTTTCATTTTTATTGGGAAGTGCCATTCATTTTATCCTTTCAGCAGCCAAAGAAATTCTTTCATTTTCTTTTTCTCGTCAACCATTTTTTCAAAAAGTTCTGTGTGCTTTGGTTTTTGCATGCCAGGTATGCGAGAATCAAGCTGTGTCTTGTTTGTTATTATACAATTTAAAAATGCTTTTTTATACTCTAAATCTCGTTGATTTTCAATTAAAGCCGTATCTCTTACCCAGCATCCAATCGCACAAGCCATAATTAAATCATCATTGTAACTACGTTGGGCTTGTGGTTTCCCGTTTTTCCAAATAAAAGTATCTAACTCATTAATTAATCTCTTAGAATAAATAGTCAACATTTTATTTCTTATATATTCTTCAAACTTGGCAACTATTAAAGGTCGAGTTCTTAGTGAAGTAGTAAATCCTGCAATTGCGCTCGGAGTTGTCTCGGCCTGGTATTGATCAATATATTCATGGGAAGACTTAATTGAATGGTATACGTTGGGATATACTTTGTCCGCTAACTTCTCTAATACTGCAAACCCGACACTATTATTTTCTACAACAACCATGGCATTCCCATATTCTCGGCCCGCGTTATAAACTATCTCAGAAAACAAATCAAGTGTTACTTTTCCCTGGTATTCTGCAATAATCTCCATGGTCTCCAATTTGAAAATATGAAAAACAGAAAAGTCGGCGCCATCGCCGCGAGAAACGTCGGCAACAAGCAAATAAGTATTTTCTTGATTGAACTCTTCCCAAATCCAATAATTTCTATCGATACCTGTCCTGTGTTTTGGTTCTTGGATCCTCTTTTTCAGCCACTGTATGTCATCTCCATCAATAACCGTTTCGCCTGATGTATTAAAATTGCACTCGTACTCTTGTGCAATTTGTCTTTTGCTCATATTTTTAGTTTCTGTCTCAAACCATTCTTGATCTCTGTCTGGGTGTACATCCCACATTAAATGAACGGGGAAAAATTCATTTTGACCACTTTCAGATTTAATATAGGTCTCATGAAACCAGTCGCCAACACCATTTGGAGTTGACAGGGCGATGCATCGGCCACCAGTAGAAATTGTAGGATACAGCGCTGTCCACAAATCAGTTAAATTTTCAACATGAGCGGCCTCATCGATCACCAACAATGACAATGATTCCGAACGGCCAGCATCGGCAGAAGTAGATGAGGCCTTGACTTGAGATCCGTTACTTAATTCAAACGAGTTCTTATTATCAACATCAATATTGGCAATTTTTAACCAAGCTGGTAAATGTTTAATAATTCCTTTGACTTTCCGGACAAGGTTTGCCGCTGTGCTTAATTTAGTTGCAACAACCAATACATTTTTGTCTCGATGAAAAAGCATTAGCCATGCAATATACCCAGCCACAATTGTAGAAATGCCAAGCTGGCGTGCTTTAAGAATAACCGTAAACCGATGGTCATCAAAGGTTTCTAACAATTCATCTTGATAATCATATGTTTTAAATGGAATTAGGCCGTGGCCTGGGTGTGGTATTTTAGCGTAATTATTATTAAAATATTGAGAGCTTTTGCCGCACTTTAAGACTTCTTTTAAAATCTCTTTTTTTGTTAATTTGTAGCTCATTATGCTTTAGCATTTTTTGTTTTCTTGGCACCTTTTGGTGCTTTAACGTTGCTTGGCTTTTTAGTACCTGGATACTTGTCTTTGCCTATTGCTAAAAACTTTTCAACTGCTGTTCTTAATTTTGCCTCGGCCTCGTCTGGGGAGCCCGGTCCGTCGTGTGCACCGGCTTGGCTTTTGTCTGATTCATATCCTATATCTTTCATGGCGCCAATTGTATAAACTTTTTTGGCTTCGACCCATGTACGAACTTTAGACATATTTTGCACTAAGATATTAGCATCGCCATCTGAGGTTAGGGCCACAGTATTGCCAGTAACTGCTTTATATTCTTTTTTCAAGAACTTCACAATGTCTTTATAGGTGCGCTCAATTTCTTGATCAAGTTTGGAATTATGAAATTCTTTAATGGATATTTCTGATTGATAAGTAACAATAAGTTTTGGGCCAACAAAACGTACCCTAAAACCATCCATCACTCTCGAATCAAGAATCGCGTCTCCCTTTTCGCGTTTTCCTCCCCATGTGCGCTTTTTGCCATCAGCAGCATATTTTTCATATTGTGAACCATCGTAAGCATTTGCTGCCGCTTGGTTCAAACCTTTTATAATGTCATATACAGATACAGTTGCCATTTAACTTTGCTCCTCGTCTTTTAGTTGGGGCCGGCCCTCTAACCATTTTTCTTCGTGACCTTGAACGTGTTGAATATAACAGCCGAAACAACATTCAAACTTATTCATATAAAGATCATCTTTGATCTCAAAAGAAAATACCTCACAGACAGGACATTTCCTTTTATTCCTCTTAGTAATTAGATTCTTGGGAAGGAAAAAGCCGTCTTTCTTAACTTTCTCTTTTTGCTCTTCCTTTTTGTCCTCTTCCTTATAAAATTCTTTTAATTGTTCTAGGTACTCTTCTTCTTTCTCATCTGTCCAAGATGACTTGGGATTTACAATTGTGTCTTTGCCAAATTTTTTAGCTATAGCTTTTTCAATCTCCGCTATTTTATTTAAATCTTTTTCCTTCATTAAACACCTGTCACTTTCACAATGTCTGCTGCAGCAACTCCTATAACTTTTACAATATCTCCCGATGCAACTCCTAAAACGCCATGGCCATAGCCAGTAGGGGCGTACACGAATTCGAAGCAGCCTCTATCAGGATTATCCTCACTCCCCGGGGTGCCGCCGGACGGCCTTACATTCCCACTTAGATCAAAGAAAATTCCTATGGGCGTTCCATATCCCACTGCTGGAGACGAGGAGCTGAGTTGGAAGTTGGATGCAACAGATGGGCTACTTCCCATGGCGGTACCGTCGATAAACTGTGGGCTTGAGCCGGTGTAGCCGGTCTCTCCTTCGCCATCAGTACCGTCAGCGCTGTTGGCCAAGTTTCGAAAGTTGGTGCCACCTACATTTAGTAAATTATAAGTATGGTTATCAGAGGCAATTCCTTTTAAGTTCGGTGATGTTCCGGAAACGATACAATTAATAACCTTAGTAGCTTGAAGAACAGGATAGTCCGTTGTGGGATAACGATTGATAAAGGTAGAATAGCTGGCAGTAGTGTACGCACCCGCATAATTTTTAATCACATACCCATCAGTAGAAGCAGTAATAAAACTATTTCTTACATAGAGCTGGCCGTTAACAAGAATGGGCGCCGAGTAATTACGTTGGTTGTCTCCATAAATCACCGATTCAAAAATGGTGGCCGGATCAGAAACCCCGTTTCCTTCGATGGCCCACCCGGTAAGCTTATTTATATCGTGGAAAAAACATCCAGTTATGTGAAAGGTTCTCTGGGTCTGGTTTTGATTATGAAGGGCATACCTGCTGCAACCATAAACTTCAAGGCCGCGGATTGTTGTACCGGTTACGTTGGAGAAATTAAAGACGTTGGTCTCGCCTGCCGCATTTATCTTCGCGCGACCTAGGTCGCTTGCGGTATGTGTAAAGGTGAGACCATTGTAGTTAACTGGCAGGTCCCCCTCGTCGTATATCCCTTCATCTAAAATCTCCACCGTGTCGCCGTGAGTCCATGATAATGTGACGTTATTAATGGTTAATTTTGGCGCGGCTTTGGACGTTCCAGCATTAGAATCGTTTCCCGCTTTAGAAACATAATAAGTGGTCATTTAAACCTCAACCCAAGTTTTATCCGGATTAAAATACATTGTGATGGCAGTTGCATCGTCGCTGATGTCTACACAATATCCAAGGATTCTAACAATGTTACCAGATGTAGATGGTGCCGTAAATGTATAATGTTCGGTGGAAAGGGAGATATAAATGGGTGCACCAGTATATGCTGTGCCCGAGGGATTCCCGAAATCTGCAGCTGCTAGTTTTATAATTCCTTTTAAAAGTACTCCTACTTTAGATGTGAGGCCGGCGGACAAAGGAATTCCCAGCAAATAACCGCTCCCAGAAGTAACAAAATTAGTAGAACCTGCAGAAGCCCACACATTGCCCGATCCAAAATAATGAAGTTTTTGTGCGAAAGCTTCAGTTATATCAGAGGCGCCTTTATATAATATTGTTGCATCTGCATTCGACCGCGGATCATCGCCCAGTTCTTTTTGGCGTTGAATGGTCGATTGAATTCCCACTGTACTGTTAATGGTGATGTCAGAATTCTGCAGTCTAGCAAATGCTCGTAATTGTTTTAATGAAAATTTGCTTATTCTGTTAGCCATTATTGCACATTGTCCACAGCGTAAACTACAGCAATTGTTAATGCAATTCCGGCGATTACACCTCCAGTCGCCCACCAAGTTGAATAATTGTTTGAATTTTCTAAAGCCACCTTGCTTAGTCTATCAATTTCTTTATTCTTGATATCAATAATTGCTGTATATTTTTTGTCCATTGTGTCTAGACTAAGTTTCGTATTGTCTAAAAGTAATTGCATACGAAGATGTTCTTTTTGAACCTCGAAATTCATTCTCATTATGCATTCTTGTGTAGAGAAATCTTTATCAGCAAATATTTTAGCTGCTGCTGCAGTATTTAAAAGCACACCATTATAAGGTGCTTCTTCGCCTTTTTGTATTCCAGTGACTTTTGGAGTTTCATCTGGGGGAGGGGTATCTGCAAATAAGATTGCTGGGAAAGCCAGCATAGCTATTAGTATCGGTATTATTAATCTCATTCGCCCTCTGTATATTCAATTTCAAACTTTTCGCCAATCATCTTGGCTAAGGTATCAGGATCATTATAATATTTTTCAACAATTTCTTTAACAGATTTTTTCTTTTTTTCGTCTAACTCTTCATTGTTTTTAGCAAACTCTTTTTCAAGGTTAGAAACTGTTTTGGTATATTGTTCTAAAATCTCATCTCTTTTCTTAAGCTCTTCTGCGTGTGCATGGTTAATTGCGTCGATTTGTGCTTTGTAACTAGCTTCTCGAATCTTTAAAATCTGCTCTGCAACGTTTTTTCTTCGTAAAACAAGCCAAGTAAATAAAACTGCCAACACAATAAAGGGCGCCTTCCAATGATGCTTTAGCCACGTCCAGCATTTTTTTAAAAACTTTTTAATAATTAAGAAACTCATTTTACCATTCTATGTCTTCGTCGTCGTAAAGGGCCATATAGGCGGCATGTTCTTCTGGTGTCTTCGGAGTAGACGGGCCCTCTCGGCGAGCAGCAGCTTCTTCTTTGTCATAAATTCGGTTGCGAGGATCTTCATCATGCTCATCGTATTCTTCTTCAGTTTCTTCAGGGTTTAATAACGCGTCCAGCGAATGGGATATAGGGCCGATTTCTAGGGCACGTCCGGGATCGAGGCGACTAGCTATATCCAACGCTTTGCGTAATTTCGCATGTGCCTCTTCAAGAAACGTTTCTATGTCCTCTTCCCTTTCTTCTTCCTGATCAGAAGGAGCATCCTCCGGATCAAAATCCGAAGAATGCTCTTTCATTACTTCACTGATGAGTCTTTTTAATTTTGACTTTGTAAGTTTCATGATGTTGGTCCATGCCTCCATCTAGATGCAATATCAGCTAAGCCTTCTAAACCAATATAAGCTAATGAAATCGCTACCCAATCTGACGATTCTAGCGGTACGACGTCCAAAAACATAAAGCTTGTGGCCGTCAACCAAACCATCAACTTACGCGATAATAGTTTATTTAAAGTTTTGTCTAATACTTGTCTCATAAAAAACTCCTTTTAATTTATTGTTACTTCTTGTTGAACAGGGCAACTAAAACCCACAATGCAACAAGGCCAACAAGACCTTCACTACCTAACGATTTAGTAACGCCAACTACATTGCCGACGACGTCGCCTGGTAAAAATGCAACATTTGATCCAAAGAGTACTTGTAAAACGACTCCCAATGCTAAAACTGAAAGGGCCATACTTGTTAACTCTTTAAGTACTGCGCCTGCTTTTTGTAAATATTCCATAAATTTATTCCTCCTAATTTATACCGCTCTCGCGGCTACTTTAATTAGTGTTGTGCTATAGAAACATCCCTGTTAGACGGAGCCTGTTTCAATTATGATAAACGGATTGCCTCCTCTGCTAACACAATATGGAATGGATCTTCCACGAAAACCTGCTACTCCTTTTGTGGCTAATGAAAATGGAACTTGGTCGACTTTACCAAGGGCGCCCGCATAACCTCCCCGCTGATAGGCTCCCATAGAATACCCATTCGCGCCGGGCCTTTTATATTGCACAGTTGCGTTGCTATATAAATTTATTGTGAGGTCGCCGCCAAAATTTGATTCTGCTGGTGTGGAATATGCTATCCAATCTTTGCCCGGGCGGATATTACCAGATAAATCCACTTCGGCCATATCCGTGAATGTGTCCGCGGACGGCTGCGTGCCGGCGATGGTGCATGGCGAAGAAGCCTGTAGTGTAAAGTCTAAATTTGAAGCGTCCGCAAACAGTGGGTTTTGCGATATTTCTGAGCCGGAAAAAGACGCGGAGGCGCCGGCGGTATCAATTATCTTTTTCCCAGAGCTGCCATCTACAAATATGCAATTATACTGATGGTTATCGGACTTTATGCCAATCCAGCCGTCGCCACTATTGTCGGGGGCGCCACCCGAAACGATGCAATTAATCACTTTTCCCATTTGTATAGCGCCGATTGAGCCGCCACCAGATGTAGAAAAGCCCGAACTAGTTGCAACGCACGTAACAAAACTAGCGGTCGTATTTACATATGAGTAGCCTTGCCCCAAAAACACTCCGTTCCTTGGGTTGGCGCCACCGACAAACAAAGTGTTACGAACGAGGACATGGGATCCCCCGATCAAGATAGACGCGCCGTTAGCGGTGTCGGGGTCCTCGCTGCGCACAAACCTGCATTCTCCTATAAGAGCGTGATCGCTAGCGCCGGAAAAAGTCCCCACCTGAGCGCCGCCATCGCCCATAATTCGGTTTGTTATGACGCCGGTATTATCATGCACATAACACCCAGATATTGAAAACTTTCTAGCGTTGGCGTTGGCATCGTTGTCCCATATTTTGTCGCCATAATTTCTAATTTCTAAGTTTTCATAATAGGTCCCACTAAAGTCGCCCATGTTAAAACAATTAGCCGAGGCCTCATCACCATCCAAAATTGCCATTTCGCCCGCTTTGGACTTATATTGCACATTGTGGTTTTTTGTATTTATTCCGGTTTCGTGGTAAACATTCGACGCGCTAATGATTACTATGTCGCCGTCCGCGGACGCACTATGGGCGGCGGCCTTAATTGTCTTTGTAGCTGCGGCCCATGAGGTACCGGCGTTTCCATCAACGCCTGAGCCGCTATTTGCATAATATGTTACCATACTAATAATTAGTCTTTAGGTTCAATTTGTGGCTTAGTATACCCATCTTTATACCAGCCATCGCCCTTTAAAGCAAAGCTGGTGGCGGATATAATTCTAATGGTGGGCTCTCCGCATTCTTCACATTTTGGGTGAGGATCAGTATACTTTTGAATTATTTCGAAAACATGTTCACATTCGGTACATTTAAAATCATAGAGTGGCATTTTAAGTCTCCATTACGTGAGCATATTTTCCTTTTTTGTCGATGGTTATCTGCATGTCTACGCAGTCCTTGAGAGAATCTAAGTGTGAAATCAAGAATACAGTTTTAAAATAGGATTTTACTAGATCTAAAATACGGACAAAGCCGTCCATGTTATCAGCGTCTAATGATGTTCCTGGTTCATCAAGAATAAAGATGTTTGATTTTGGTAGATTAGACACAGACAAGAGAGCCAAACGAATTGCCATGGCAGCAATTGTTTTTTCTGCTCCACTGCCCATTTCAATTGGTCGAGGCTCGTGGCTTGGATGTTTAATAAGAATTTTTAGATGTTTGCCATCGTTCTCAAAGAACACTTCAAAGTTTACAACGTTAGCTAGCACTTTTGCAATCTCATTATTAATTACTGGGAGTTTCTTTTTGATAATATCGTAAGAAATTCCATTGCTGTGCATACATCGCATAAATAAGTCATAAGCTGAGAAGTCTTCGCGCAAATCAAGTAGCTCTTGTTTCTGCTCTTTGAGAGAGGTTAGTTTCTGCTCAACAGAGCCGTGCTCTTTATAAAGATCTAAAAGTTTTTGTTGGCAATCTTCTAGTTCTTTTTCTTTTTTAGTGGTGTTGGACTGAAATCTCTTGAGATCTCGCATTAAACTTTCTTTACCAAGGATTGCTTCTCTATTTTCATAATAGTCTACTCGCAAGACATCCAAATCTTCTAATTCTTTTTGTACGGCTTTATATTCTATTTCATTTTTTCCGGCAAGCGCGCTGTTTGTTTTAAGTTCTGCTTCAAGTTGCACCTTCTTATTCTGTACTTGCTCATATTTCTCCAGATGGCTTTCAATTTTCTCTGGATTTAGCTCCGCGATCTCGTCGGTGGCTTTTTGTGAAGCCTCTTGCAAAGAACTACAATTCTTTTTTGTTATCGACAGTTTATCAACTGCGACGTAAGCATCACGAATAAATTTGCAATGAGAGTATTCTGACCCGCAAGGCACTTCTTTTAATAGCTCTGCTTTTTTCTCCTGGTTCTGTAGCTTGATCTCTTCTGTAGAAAATTCATTAAGAATTTGTTCTAGCTCTTGGTGCTTTTCTTGCACATTTTCTTGTTGGCCTTCAAGCTCTTTGATGTTGAAATCACTTAAGAAAGTATTAATTTTATTTATCTTTTCGATACCATCGTTAACGCTTCCATTTAATTCAATACTTTGTGCAATTAAATCTATAGACTCGCGCTGTTTGGTATCCAAGTCTTTTTCTACCTCTTCGATATTAATAACTTCGGCGCTAATAGAATTAATTTTGTCATTCATTTCATCGCCAGATTCTTTAAGTTGGTTTAGTTCTTCTTTTATTGTCTCGCACTTGTTAGTATGCGCTTCTGTTTCTTTTTCGTTGGTAGAGAGTTCTTCTTCGGTGTTCGTGATGTCCTCATCAAATTCTTTTCCTTCTAATCTCTTTAGTGCCCCTCTTAAGTCTGATGCATCTTCTTTGGCCATCTTGTATTTCTTTTCAAACATTTCGAGATCAAGAAATTTGGCAAGAATTTCTTTTCGTCTGGTCGACCCTTCACTAATAAATTGGAGCGAACCAAGCTGAGAAGACATTGAAGTTAAAAGGAAGTCTTCAAGTGTCCCAAAGTGTTTCCTTACGATCTTATCCGTCTCGTTTCTTGTTAGGCCATTGAGGCTTTGTGTCTCATCAGTAGCTTCATCATAGCATTCAAAGTTCAAATCGGTTTTCGCTTCTAACGTTTCTTCGCCCTTTAGCTTTTTAACATATTTTTCAGAAGTTCTTTGGACTGTGTATCTTTTGTTGCCTATCGAAATCTCAACTTTGCCTGTGCCGCATTTTTTGTTTTGATTAATAATGTTGAGATTCTTCCTCTCATTTTTACTAGTAGAATTAAAGAGAGTGTAGAGCATGCTGTCAATAATACTAGACTTTCCGCTGAAGTTCTTCCCAAAAATTCCGACGATTCCACTAAGCTTGTTAAAGCTGATCCTATTCCTATCTCCATAATTAAATAAATTCCCCCAATCTAGTGATTCTAGTTTCCAATTGACATTTCTCCCGACCTCTTCTTGGTCTTCGGCCACTCTATTATACTTAGAGTTGAGCTTTGTAACCCGCTGCAATAAATCATCTTCGGGCTGAAAATCTTTTAGATATTCCTCGATTAATTCTTCTTGTACGACTGGATCTCTAAGGTTATCCGGCGCGAGCCCGTCTGCAAGTTCATCTATATTTCCTCGTTCGCCTGCAGCGCGATTTAAAAATGTAATGCTCTCTGGTTTAAATCGATGCTTTGCAATTTCCACAGCTTTCTTCATCGTATCCAAAGGCAAATTATTATTAGCAACTAAGCGCACTCGGGCCCCAGAAGGAATTTGAATCTTTTTCGGCATCCTTCCTTTTGGCGTTAACTCAATAGTAATAAAGGGTTTTGGGTTTTCCAGTGTAACATGTTTACAAGTAAAATCATCTTTGTTTTCAATGTCCCAAACTAGAAAACCCTTGTCGTTAGTTTCTCCATGATTTTGCTGCACCGTGGAACCTGCGTAACGAATTGTACCCTTGTAG